CATGATGGAGGCGCGGACTATGCGGCTGCATTGGGACGATCCCGATGGCACGCACCTCTATGAGGACTTCCCATGCGTCCACGACGCGCTGGAGCGCGCTGCTTCGGTCTATGAGGACAACGAAGGCACGCTTACCAGGCTCGAGAATTGGCTCGGCGAAGATGCTTGCCCGGCCGACCAGATTCTCCCTTGCGCCATCATGCGCTCAGAGATCCGCGCCGAAACCCGCGAGCGCGACAAGGATGAGGACGATCTCGCGGCAAGAGCGATCTTCTGATGATGCCACCCGCATGCCTCGTCGATCGAACACATAGTAGAATCGTCAGCAGCGGTGCTGGCGTAGTGAAAGGTTGAAGGCATGAGGCTTTATTACGCAAACGAGCGCGGCAGAGGAATGGTCGCAATCCTCGGTGAGGCGGGCCAGGAGGCTCACACCGTCGAGAGCAACGCGTATCGCGGCAACGAAAAAGACCTGGCAGCGCTGGTCAGCGAAATCGAAAATGAGTTCAAGCCCGTCGAGACGATTCGCTACGACAAAGTGGATGAGCTGGTCTCCACCTATAGCCAGAACCTCACCGCGGCATGAGCGTCGCAGAGGACGGGGCGATCGAGGCGTTCGTCACCAGCATGGCGACCAAGACGCCGGTCTCCACCAACACAGCCCTGCGCTACCTGACGCACATCGGCTTCAGGGAAGCGCTTCTCGACGCCGCCAAGGCATATGCTCATATAGAGGCAGGCAGCAATGACACGCTGCGGCAAGCAAGGATTGACCGAGGATGACGATCGCCAAGGAGCAGACCAACATCATCGTCGAGGCAACGGAGAAGGCGAGCCAGGCGCTCAGTTATTTCGACGGCCGCGTCTATAACGGCTTCGGCGAGCTGTCCGACCCATCATACGCATGGTCTCAGCTCCGCGACGCCCAGAAGTCAATCGAGCGCGCGATCGAGGCGCACAGCGCAGCGGCGAAAGCTGGCTGGACCAAACACGAGGAGTAGAACGTGACCGAACTAGGCGACAACCCGCGCTACGCCAATTACGCGCGTGCGCACGGCAACAGCCCTGAGGATCAGGCCGCCATCGATCGCGGCAAGCTCAACACGCCGGCGTTCGATGGCGGCTTCACGTTCTGGAACAGGGACCGCATCAGGGACTTCCAGTGCGAGCACCCCGAGGCGTTCATGCCCGGCCCGCGCGGATCAGGACAGAGCGCCTCCCTGGTCGACCACGATGCCTATGACGCATGGCTGACCAAGTGGGTCGATGAGAATAAGGCAGCGGCATGAAGAAGATGAACCTCACCCTCGGCCCCGGCGAGGTCAGGCTAAACGGCCACACATACATCTTCGGCAAGGCGACCCTCGTCATCGACTTGGAACCGAGCAGCGAGCAAATTGGCGGCGACCGACCTATCGCGATCGTGACCGCACAGGCTCTGAGATGGGAACTGGAAAGCAAATGACCATTCCGCAGATCAGCAAGCCGTTCACCGGAATCGACATGGCGAAAGCGCCCGATTGGCTGAAGCCGCATATCGAAGGCTTCGACGGCGCCATGTTCGTAGGAGGCACGCTGGGCAAACCCAGGATCCACAAGATCACGCGCTTCAAGAATGGCGAGGCGATCGACACCATAGAGGTCACCGAACCCGAGGAACCGACGGCATGGAAGTGGTGGAGCGGCTACGGCGTGTTCGCAGATGGCACGATCGAACGCTACCTCAACATCGACGGCGAGCTCAGGCTGGTCGAACGCATCCCACCCAAGAATCTCGAGGCATGATGGACCAGGCCACCTATGAGCGCATCAAGACCGAGCTGAAAGCCGAACGCGAAACCCAACGCGAGATCGGGGAGGGATGGAGGACGTGTCCTATCTGCAAGGATCAATGGCGCCATAACCAGCAATGCGACACTCACCGGCAAGCCCGTCAACGATCGATCGCGGCAAGAGACGCATTGAGGCAGCACATCAACGATAACAGGCTCGGAGCTCCACCACCCACCAGGGAAGAACGCAGACTGGCATCGCTCAACCGTAAAGGGATCAAAGGGGTGTGGCAGTCGCAAGAGGACTTCGAGAGGGGAAGGCAAGCATGAACACCATAGCAACCCTAGCACCCAAGCTCGCACTGATCTCGGCAGGGATGATGCTGTCGAACGCTATAGGAGCGCTATGGGTAGGAGACACGGCACCAGGGATCCTCGGTCTCCTGGGAGCAGCGCTGAGCGCATGGGCAGGTGGTTCAACGTATAGAGGAACCATAGGGGCAGAGAGCGTATAGAGCGCTAAGCTAGAGGGCACCGTGGTTGCGGCAACCTAGAGAATGAGAGAGCACGGGCAGCGTGCAGGCTAGGGGAGCGTAAGGGGCAGAGCGGGTATAGCGGGTCGTGCCGATGGTAGGGTGGTCGGCGGGCGCCAAGCCTCTGTCAATTGGCTTCTCGCGCACCCGAGCCAGCCGCCGACCCCACGAACTCCCGCTATCCCCGCGGCACCGCCACACCAGCGCATTCCCTCTCGCGCCAACACTCCCACGGCTCCCCGCGGCACGCGAACTCCCATGGGCACCCTAGGCTCGCCGAGGCGTTGCACGGCGCAACCGCGGTATCCCGAGGTGCCAGATATATAAGCCACCCGCGTTCCGCGCACCAGCGGTGCATTCAATACTCGTGAGCAGCGGTGCTCGCGGTATCGAAAGGACGCGAAACATGGACTTCATCGGCATCATCATGCTCGTGCTGGCGGTCATCCCCGCCGGCGTGTGCTTCATCGAGGACATGCGCTGATGCTCCACATCCTGGTCATGGTGCTGACGATCAATGGCGTCGGCAATATCTATCAGCTCGACAGCTTCCGGTCGCCGGCCGACTGTCAGCGTGCCATCGCCAAGGCGGTGAATGCGCGGCTATACGATGGCCCCGGTTCGCGGGTGACCGCGCGCTTCCGCTGTGTCGTCGAGGACAAGCGCTGATGGCTTGCTTCCAACTCACCGGCATCCAGCGTGTCGCACTCGCCGCGGTGATCGAGGTTGGCATCGAGGGGCTCGATACAGACGAGTCCATGATGACCGCGCTCGACCCCATTCTCGCCGAACTCCAGGCGTCCGATGGCCCCACCGAAATCACGATCATGCCGATCGACGTCGGCTAATCACTTGCGCGCCGGGTCCTAGCGCGCCAAGATATACGAACCGAGTAGCCAGGGTGTCTTAGGACCTTTCAACCCCTGGGTGCGGGACAAGGCGATCGGGGCTCCCTCGGTCGCCTTTGTCTTGTGCGCCGATGATCCATGGCGAGCCTAGGCTTCCCGAGGCAGTCCATGGCATGCAGGCACCCGGTCCACGCGCACCAGGCGTTTCCGAGGGGTCCGCTGGCACCAGGCGTTTCTCGATGCCAGCGCGCTCCCTCTCATTCGCCACCCGACCGCCTACGCGCGATCGCGCACTCTCAAATGGTCAGCAGCGGTGCTGATCACGAATGAGAGGTCAATCATGGGAACGAAGGATCTGGTCACAGCTTACCTGGGCAACGGGGGAGCAGTCTCGCGCGTCGGCGTGGGAGAGACCAACGGCATGCGTAAGCGCGACTGGGACCGCGCGATCCGTGGCGAGGTCGAGCAGGGCGTGGTCACCACGACCGAGCTCGCATCAGCTCCGCGGATCTCCGGCAAGCTCAAGCTGCGCTGCGGGTTTGGCTCGAAATGAGCCGGCGCGAGCGTGACCGCGTGTCGAGCGCCATCGTTTTCATGGATCTCGCGTTCGGCGAGCCCGCTGTGGATCGAGAGGAAAGGCGGGCCAGGTGGGCGCGCAGAAAGGGAGGTCGCATGAAGGGCAAGTAATCCGCGCCATACGCGCGATCATCCACACCACGGGAGAGGCGGTGCCAATGGTGCCGCCTTTTTCGCGAGAGTGCCGGGTGGCGCGCCATGGCATGCCTAGGGCACCCATGGATCGGCGCAAGCTCGGTGCCCGCGGGCTCCCACGGCGAAAGGCTGCCTTTGTGAACGGCTATGGCTGTGGCGGTATACGGCTAGCCCGGTGATGGCGCGGATCGGCGAAAGGATCGGGCAGCGCGGGGCCTAGGGGATCCATGGGACCAGTGGCGCGCGCGCGGGGCCGAGGGATGCCCAGGGAGCGCGCGGGGCGCTGCGCATGACCGCGCGCCACCAGGGACGCGCGGCCCTAGCGTGCGACCGTTTTACCGACCGCGGAAATCTGCGAGTTTGTTGATCCGCACCCGGTGATGCCGGCGCGTCATGGTGCGCGCGTCCCGCATGTCGATCAGCTTGACCAGGAGAACGACCATCGCAAACGCGCTCAGCACTGCGAAGATGCACCAGAAGTCGACCATCTGAAGACCTTTCAAAAGCGGTGCACCGCTGCACCGACGAATCACTAGCTAGGAGTGATTCGGTGCAGAGTCAACAACACACATCCAGATTGAGCGAAGCGCGCTCTATATGCATGACGAATCGATCAATCGATTAGGTGATTCGCTGATATGGTCCGAAACTATCCCGGAAATATCTATAATTGCAGGACATTTTGACCCTTGCCCCGCACAGCGAATCGTCCTCTAAAGGTGTCACCGCAGCGGTGCGGTAACACACACTTGAAAGGTTCTCACCATGACTAAGCGCACTCGCAAGCAAGCCCCGGTTGTCGTCAACGTGACCGACGAAACCAATGTCGCCCTCGAAACCATCACGATCGACACGCTGACCGCGACCGATCAAGTCGACGTCAATGCGGTGCTTGAAGCGCTCGCACCGACCGACAGCGACACACCGGTGATTGACGTTACCGATAGCGACGCAATGCAGTCGTTGCGCGATATCGCGCTTTCGTTCGATCAAGGCACGGTGGACACCATGATCGACGACATTCGCGCTACCTTTGCGGCGCGTGACACGTTCGAAGAGTCGCGGGGTCTCGATCTCAATGACAGCGCATCCAGCTACGCTAAAGCAAAGCGCAACATGCTCGCTAACGCGGTTGCTGTCGCTCGCGGCTTCCTCGCCCTCAACGTCGAACCGGTGAACGTCATTCGTCGCAAGGTGATGTCGAATAACGAGTTCACCGCTAAGGGCCTCGACAAGGTGACTGAGGTGTGTGCGTTCATCTGCGGTAACGCATCGCGCTTTCAGCGTGTGACGCAAGCGTTCATCGCTTGTTCTATCGCTGTCGCAGACCGTGACGCGTCACCGATCGGTAACAAGGTCAACCGCGCGTTTCTGTCGAACGCTAGCTTTGACAAGCTGGTGAACGACGCAGAGCTAGCAGCTTACTTGCGCGACTATCAGCACAAGTTCATGTCCGGTGGACGTGACACGCAGAGCAGCCAGGTGCGCAACGTGCTCGACGTGCTGGGCCTCGCTACCATCTGCACGGTAGAGCATGCGCGCGGGGGTATCAGCATCAACCGCGATCATGGGTTCTACCAGCTGTTCCGCAATCGCTACATGACGCAAGCGACCGACGCGACCGTGACCGCTTGACGCGACTCGGTGGTGCCCTCCGCAAGAGGGCACCACCCCGTCAAGAAGTCCTAGAAAATTTCCCGTTCGCCTCACCCGGATGCCGCCTATTAGCCGAGCTCCCGCGCGACCCAGCCATCCTCCGGTATGCTCGCTGCCCCGTGCCCCCAGCTCGACCCGCGGTTCCGCGTCCCCGGCCGACCCACGCCATCCGCCGATGCGCTGTCCGAACGATGCCACAGATTTCGGACGCCCAAGCCATCCTCGGCCCAGTCGATTCTTGAGGGGAGGGGTGCCGTTCGGCTCCGAGCCATCCTTCGACAGCACCTGGCAAAGCGATCAGGGGTCGCTTTGCATTACCGCTCTGCCGGCGCCTGCTGTTGGCTAGTCCTGATCGCCCAGCGTGCCGAAGGGCACGACGATAACCTCGCTGAAGTCGACATCGTCGTCCTCGACATCGACCAGGTGCTCGTCGATCAGATGCATGAACAGCGGGAGCAGGCCGTCGTCCTCGAGCAGCCGGATCATGAGATCCGAGAACGCCGTCGTGTCGGGCACATCGAGCATGTAGCCGTTGATGCGCAGGAACTCGTGCATCGCGACGAAGCCAGTGCGCTTGTTGCCCTGCTGGAATGCGTGGGCGCGCGACACCGCCAGGCATAGCTGGGCTGCGAGCGCGACGATGTCTTCCACGCCGTCATAGTGGTAGTGGTTGACGGGCGAAGCCTGAGCCGCCTCGATCGCTCCTGAGATCACGATTAAGTGGGGCTCGGGTGGCGTCGAGGACGCGACGATCTGTTGGTTGAAGCCGATCAGGTCTTCAACCGAGATCCACTCAGGCTCTTGGCTCATTCCGCGAGATGCGCCATCACGTTGGGATAGCGAGCGAGCGTGAGAGCGACCGCCTCAGCCGGATTGACCTTGCGGCCCGTCGGCTTCGCCATGCGCACCGGGCGCTTGGTCTGGGTGTCCTCTACGAGGAGGAATTTGCTCATTGCCATGTCCGTCCTCCTTTCACGTCTGTCGTGCGATAACGTTATCGCACAGCAACATGTTATGGTGTGTAGAACGCGCGAGTCAAGAAATGGTTGACTAAGCCGGGTTGGCAAGTTTGCCAGAAACCCCATTAGGTTCGCCCAAAGGTCGCGGTGGCCCTTCACGAATCGTTCTTTCTATGTTCTCATGTGCGCATGGACATTGAAGACGACGATTACGGCATTCCGATCGGGCTTCCGCCTGAGCTTATGCCGGAGATTCCGATCGTGCGCACCTGGCAGCAGGACGTCGAGGCGTTCTTTTTCGCGAACAAGTCGGGGCGCCTGTTCAAGCCGAAGCGGGATACCCGTCGCTGAGGGCTTTCTGCAGCCGGGCGATCAGCGCCTCGACGTCCGGCTTCTCGAACACCGCGAACAGCTGGGCGTGCTCGTAGCAGCCGTCCTTCACCGTGCAGTCGTAATCGAGGGGCGGCGAGGGTTCACCGCGGCCGATCGCATCCCAGGCATCGAACCAGGCGCCGCTGTCATGTGTGCCCTCGAACCAAGGAATGAGGTCCTGAAGATACCAGGTGGCCGGATCCTTGGCGGGGGTGCTCTCGTCCTTTATCGCGAGCTCGCCGAAATTGATCGGCTCATATTTGGCGTAGAGCGTGCCGGCGGGCAGCGCCAGGAAAGTGGGTTCGTCGACGATCTTCATTCGTAATCCCTCGTCGGGTGGTTGCGCTTCTCGCCGCGCGGGAACATCTCGCCGACCGTTGGGAGATGGTGATTCACGCTATTGCCGATGAGGTTATAGCGACTGCGGCTGATCGACACCTTCACGAAAGTGCGCATGCCTGGCTCGAAGCTCACCGGCGATCGGTGGATCACGGACTCGTCGAGCCGCAGCAAGTGCTTGTCGGGGAAGGTGGCGATCTCGGCCCCATACATTCCTGGCCGCAGCCCATAGGCGTTCATCTGCCGGAGCGACGTGTCGCAGTCCTCGTCGAGCTCAAGGCCCGCTGGGGCGTGGAGGAAGTCGGTCGGCGCGCGGTCGCACCAGATGTAATTGACGTCGTCGGTGCGGTAGCCGTCGCTATGCCAGCCAGGGCGATTGCCGATATAGTCGCCCGATACCCACAGCGTCTTGGCGGTCAGGTAGACGTAGGAATCCTCCATGAAGCCATAGCTGATCTCGCTCTCGGCCGCGATCGCCGCCCTGACAAGCGGACGGAACTGCTCGAGGTTGGCCGGCAGGGTCGTGGCGCGATCTGGGGTCGCGATCGGGCAATACATCCAGAACATCATCTCGCTGAACGACATGTCGAACAGGCCGAGATCCTTGGGGAGGGCGCCGTATTTCACCGGGTGATCCTGTCGACGCGATCGCCGCACCAGCGACAGCTCGTGCCCAGCGCGAGGAGGATGATGGCGGCCGCGATCAGCGGCAGCGAGATATAGTCGATCAAGCGGTGATCTCCTCTACGAACTCGCGAGCCAGGCGCGCGATCGTCTTGTCGCCGAAGCTATGCTCCCAGCGCCGGCGATAGGTGCGGCCTTGCCAATTGAAGCCGAACGCGAGGATCGGCTTGCCGGAGATGTATTCGTCGACCTCGACGACGCCGAGCGGGTGGCGATAGGTGCTCGACCGATGCGTGTCGTTGTGCTCCCACGTCCCTATGCAGAGATAGGGGCGCCCCGACATGTAGTCGTAATCCTCGAAGTCGCGGGTCGGCGTCATCCGGCGGCTGCCTGCGATTGGCGCTCAAGCATCACCTTGGCCATCGCGGCTTGGTAGATGCGCAGGTTCGCGTGGATCCCTCGGCCGAGCGCGGTCATCTCGAACCACCACAGGCCGTTCGCCTTCTCGTAGCGCTCGTTGAACAGGCCCTTCTTGGCCAGGCGACGCATGATCTTGCCGGCGCGGGTCCCGTTGACCTTGGGTGACGATCGCCAGCCCGGCGACGGCTCACATGCCAGCATGACGAACGTCTCGTCGGCGGTCATAGGACGGTGCGTTTTGCTCACATCAGATTCCATTCGTAGATTGGGCGCACAGGGACGCCATTGCAGATGATCGGGTGGGTCTTGGCCCACATGAAAGGCACGCTGCCCATCAGGCGCTGCATCATGTCCTTGGTGCCGTTGCCACCGGGGAAGCACACCGCTAGGTCAGGTTTGAACTCGTCGAGCATGCGCTGATTGCGACGCATCGGCGCCCTCGAGGGGCCGAGAAGATCAACCTCACTCTGAAGGATCGGATAGGGTTCGACGGGGATCAGATTGAAGTTTGCCCAGCCGCGCGCGAGGATGTCGGCGCCGCCACCTGGACTCTCACCTTCGGCGAGCACGGCAATGCCGCGGCTGGCGTGGATCGCGCTCAGCACTCGGTCGAGCTCGCGATCGTCGTCGAAGTCGCGGCCGCCGCTGACCAGGAGGCGGATGTTCTTCAGCATGCCGAGATGCCCCACATCTTCTCTGGGCGCTTAACGGCGAAGCTCATGTCCCAGCGCAATTTCACCATGTCATCCTTGCCTGTCGGCGTGCTGGTGACGATGGTGGTTTGAGGTGTGACGAATGGGCCGCGATCGTCGAAGATGTCGTCGCTGAAGGAGAATGTCTCCCATTCGGCGCCATCGCGGCCGGCGTATGCCTGCTCCATCGCCTTGTCGTGCGCCTCCTCCTCGAGGAGTTCGCGGACCTTCTCGGCTGCAGCCTCTACGCGCGTCTGCTCCTCGGCCTCGACCACGCTCAGAACGTCGTCGACGCTGACCTTAACAGTCTCGTCTATGCCGGAGCCGAAGATGCTCACTGGTTGAACACGCGCGCGTCCTCGAACGCGGCCTCAAACGTCGGATAGGGACCGAACCATTCGCGGTCGTCGAGCAGCCACGACCAGCCCTTCCAGGGGTTGTAGCGCAGCTTCAACATCACTGGTGGCCGAGATACCTGATCTCTACTGACCGGCCGGCGGCGGTCGCAGCGTCGATGCCGTATTGCATGCCCTTCGAGATTCCGCGGTCTGCATAGACCACGGAGCCGTGCGCGACCTCACGCCACGCGAGCCCCGCTTCAATGCCCCACTGGCGCTCGACCGGGACGTCGTCGTCCAGGATGCCGGGCTGGGTGTAGAGCAGGTGGCTCGCAATCGGCGCCTCGCCGCGCGTGAGGCTGTCGCGCACCGCGGCGCGGGCATAACTGACGTTCGCTTCGACGTCGCCGGCAAAGGGGCTCTCGAGGATGACCAGGCGCATCAGTCGCCCACCACGCCGTCGCCGGTCGGGATTGCTGCGCAGGGGCCTTCGTGGCCGCCGGCGCGCGTGCAGCGCCAACCCTCGGGCGGGATGGTGCAGATGTCTTGGATCTCGGCGAGCCCGCAACTAATGGTGGTCTCTTCGTCGACGACGAAGTCTCCAAACGCATAGGCTTCCGCCAGCACGTTGCCGGGCGCGGTGCACTTGATCGGCGCGTCGCTCATGTCGAGCAGAACGATCTGCAGCTGGTCGATACATTGCCCGACAAGCCAGCCCATCAGGTCGGCGACGTGCTTCGGGTCGCGCGCGAACAAGCACGGCTGGCCGTCGCGGTTGAGATAGCCGGCGACCGCAGAGTTGACCGAGCTCGCCTGGAGGAACTTGCTCGGGGTGAGTTCGAGCTTGCTTCCGTCCTCGCCGACGATCGCGAGCGCGTCAGGTGCTGTATGAATGAAGTAACGCATGTCTCTCTTTCGTGTGTGTGTGTCGTCTACTATGCAACAGCTGGAAGCACAAGCACTTCCACGCCGGCGTCTGCGAATATCGCTTTCGTGCGCTCCATCGATTCGCCCCAGCGGCTGAGGATGTCTGCCGACGGCTCGATATAGACGACGCGCGCGATGCCGGCCTGGACGATTTGCGCCGCGCAGCGGTCGCAAGGAGCGGTCGGAACGTAGATGGTGCAGCCGGTCAACTGCTCGCGCGCATTCAAAAGGGCGTTCACCTCGGCATGAATGATCCGCGAATATTTGGTCTCACGGTCAGCATACAGGGCGGCGTCATCCGACATTCCGCGCGGGAAGCCGTTATAACCGACGCTGGCGATCGAGCGGTCACCGCGAGCTATGACGGCGCCTACCTTTGTCGAGGGGTCCTTCGACCAGCTCGCAACCATGTCGGCCATCGCTAGGAAGCGACGATGCCACTTGAGCTCGCGTTGTTCGATCATGCTGCTGCCTTCTTCGCTTCGGGTTTTTCGTCGATCATAATGAGGGGCTTCGCGATGCCGCTGTCGTCGAGCGCGAGCGCGACCATCACCGGGATGTTCGACACGGTCTCCATCGCGTGTATCAACCAGGGGTCGACCTTCACCACACGCTCGTCTGTGATCGACTGCACGTCATGCACGTCGTCTGTCGCGACCGTGTAGAAGAACAGTTCGAAATCGCTTCCCCTGAGCTCTGCGAGCGCTTGCCAGCGATCAGCTGCGATATGCACGCCGGTCTCCTCGCGGAACTCGCGCACCATCGCCGCGAGAGGCAGCTCGCCCAGCTCGATCTTGCCGCCGACGCCGTTGAGCAAGCCAGCCTGCCAGGTCGGCCGCTGCTTCTCGATCATCACGAGGTGATTGCGATCCTCCGAGAAGGCGAGACCGACTACGTAGCGCATCAATCGCCGTACTCCTGGCGCACCGCGGATATGACGCCTTGCAGCGTCTCCTCGACGAGGTGGGCGTGCATTTCGGCACGAAGCATGGTGTCGGCCGCCTCGGCGATCTGATCTTCTGTGTCGGGCTTGAACCAGCCATCGCTGGGCTCAAGCGCGGCCGCGATTTGCACGGCCTCGGTGCTCACCATGTTGCTTCAAGTTCCTTGAGAGGGTGCGTGGCCGCTACGAGATCATCGAGATCGAGCGGCGCGCTAAAAATTGGGGCGAAAGAGAGAGGCGCAATCGGCGGCGCCATCACAGGCATTGGGGCGCCCGGTGCGCGGATGATGATCTTATTGGACTTGAACTGGCAGCCCAGCTGATCATCCATCGAAATCTGATTGTCCTTCGACGTGACCGCGATCACGTCGTCGGGTTTTAGGTCGCGCAGCCAGTCGCGCCGCCCCTTGATGCCCAACCTGAAGAAGGCATCTCCATCGAGGACGCGACTGGCCACGGACATCGCTTTTACGCGGTCAGGTCGGTGAGCTTGCGACGAACGCGAGCCGCACGAGTGACGTCGGCGATATGCTTTCCGCCGGCTTCGTTGGCCGCCTTCATGCGCTGCTCGAGGCGGGCGCCCTTGGCGAACGCGCGGCTCGATCGGGCCGAGCTCGCCTTCTCGGCGCGATGCAGTTCGTAGACCGCAGCGTTGAGACCGCGCACAGCGCGTTCGATGCTGGGGGTCGGAAGAATGAACGCGGCAACGGCCGCGATCTTTTCGAGGACGATGTGGCCAACCTGGCTAATCGTCGGGGCTTTGGGGATGCCAGTCATTGGCGGCATGTTCCTTTCGTTCGAGCGGGATTGGAGATCCGAGGGTCACTGCTCGACGCAACCCTCGACGGGTCAGTCGACGCGGATGGTGTTCGCCTTGCCGAAGATCGTCGAATGGCTGCAGACGACGCCGGAGACTTCACCGCCGGTGGCGCCTGTCCCGGTCCAGCCAGTGCTGTAGGTGTCGTGCTCGCCGCAGCCGAACCAGCGGTGGCCAGTGATCTGGACGTTCTTGTAGCCGGCGTCCTCGACCACGCGCTTGGCGGTGACCGGATCCGAGCAGCCTGCGACGAACAATGCGACGATCGCAAGCGTTACGAGAGCGGCCTTCTTCACGATTCGCACTTCGCCGCGGTCGCCGGCTGGCCGATGATGCTCGAGATGGTGGCGGATGCCTGGTCATCGAAAACCACGATCGGCTGAAGCGCAGCCTTGGCGATCCGAGCCACCTTGCGGGTCGTGCCGTTCGGCACACCGACGGCACCGGTGACGTCGACGATTTCCTGCAGCTTTGAACGCAGGATCTCGATCTCCTTGAAGGCCGTGCGCAGCGTCCCGCCGCGAAGCTTCAGGAGCTCGCCGGTGGCCTGTTGGCGAGCAGCCAGGGTGTCGATCTCGTGAGTGGCGGCCAGGTAGTGGGCCGACAACGTCATGTAGTGATCGGACAGCAGCACGAGGGCGCGACCTTGGATCGCGCGGTGGACGCGCCGGGCCGTGTTGGCCAGGCCATCGATAATGTATCGGGTCATCATAAGGTCCTTTCCGCGCCCCAGAATTTCGTCACGACGGGGAAGCGCGGGATCCCGTCGGGCGTCAGTTGGAAGAATTGGACGGTCACGACGTTGTGCGTCTCGCTCAGGAGCTCTTTGGCTCGCGCCATGTTGCCCTTGATGCCGGCGCCAAACTCGCGGCCGTCGGGCAGTCGACAGACCACCCGCTTTGCTAGGCCGGCCCAGTTGCCCAGACCTTCCTCGATCCGAACGCACTCGTACTCGGCGTCCTGGAACTCCTTGCGCTTCAGCAGGTGCTTGGAGCGCTTCTGCTCGTAGGGCGCGTCAGCGCGCCACATTGACCCTTCGAAACCGCATGTGAGCCATTCACCATGCAGCGCATCGAAATCATCTGCGGTCTCGACGCGCTTCGTGAGCACCGTGCGCACCGGCCCCATGACCAGAACATTGCCCTCAGCGAACGCCGTTCCGGCGCTGCTCGCCGCCATGCTGACGACGAGGCTTTTGAAGCGATTATGGAAGTCGCTGGGGTGCGACGGCATATCGTAGACGTGGTATTGAACCTTCGCCGCGGTCGCCTGGAGATCGTCGGCCTTGGGCTTCGCCTTTCGCACGAGGCTGATGATCTCGTTGAAGTCGTCCTTCAGCGCGTGGTTGTAGAGCTCGCCATCGAGAATGAGATCGGGGTCTGCTGCGAATAGGGGCGCCAATGCCTCGACGATGTGTGGGCAGCTCGAAATCGGCTTGCCCTGTCGGGTAAAGAGGCCGGTCGCCCTGGCAATGCAGCGGACCCCGTCGAGCTTCGGCTGAGCGAAACCGGGCTCGAATCCTTCGTATTTCTTCGCGAGCATGGGCTCGAAGAACTTGGGTTCGTCGATCGTGTCGACCGACGCGTGATAATCGCGCGAGACGTTGAACTCGTAGAGTGCTCGAACCTCAAAATCGCACTGCGCCACCGGGTCGCGCTCGTTCGAGCGACCTACGTTGGTCGCTTCGCAAACAGTCCAGCCGCTCTCCACGAGCTTGCCGTCCTGGAGCCCCGAAACGACCCGGTGGCAATGATCCTGGCGCTCCGCACGCCAGACCCTGACCCGTCCGCTCGTGTCACGCTTAAAGAGCGTCGGGCCGGTCACGATGTTCGTTTGATCGTTCATAAGACGTGCATAGCAAACAACACACACACGTCAAGACTTATTTAAGCTATTTCTTCGCGAAAACTGCCCCACCAGTCGATTTTTCTGCGCCAGTAGGTAAAGCGCTTGCGATACCGACACCATAAGAGCTCGAGGCCGAAGAAGGTTAGTCCCGCGCCCACCAGCGTCGGGATCGCCGCCATGATCGTCACGATCACCGCGAACCAGGTGGGGATCTGGATCGTCATTTCGGACAGTTCGCCGGCATCGCGCCGCCGTTGGCCTTTGCGACCACGCACCGACCCCAGAGGAGCAGGTTGTTGTAGTCGATCGCCAGCGAGCCATACGCGCTCATCAGCGCGCTGTGATCCTGCGTCACTTCACCGTAGGTCTGCGGGTCCGTGTCGGGGATGACCTTCGCCGACTTATCGAGGTTGGCCGGGATCGCTGGCAGCGATGCCGGCGTTGACGGTGGCACGCTGATCTTTGATCGCGCCGCGCACGCCGTCAGACAAAGCGCAGCGAGCGTTAGGGTCAGAATTGATCGCATTGGTCAGCTCCTTCACGAGCGGTTCGAGTTTGACGGTGAGCGCGGCCTGCTGCGCATTCGCTCGGCCGCCGATTGCGTTGGACATCGATCCCATCGCTTGTTCGAGAAGACGCGCGTTGTCGTTCGCACGCGTGACAGCCTGGGCGACCTCCGCGGTCTTGCTGTCGACGCCGCGCTGAAAGGCCACGCTGTCGCGGTGATCTAGCCACATGTGAGTGCCGAAGATGACGCCCGCGACAAGCAAGGCGACACCGCCGAACTTGATGAAGGGCGAAGCGATGAGTGCTGCGAAATTCATAGCGTTGCTACCTCGAGAGAATATGTCTCCCACCGCATGCGATCGTCGATCGAGCCGGTGGCCAAGTCGACGACGGCTTGAATGCCGCGAGAGGTGGTATCGATGACCAGCGCGCCATGCGCCGGCCGGACTGGGCAGACGCGACGGGTGATCTCGCGAGCGTCGCGCTGTTGGATCGACTCCATGATCTTGCCGACCTCGCTGTCGTCAGAGACGCCGAGCTGGTTGGCGCGGCGGATCGCGCGCAATACGACGGTGGCCATCAGGAAGAACTTGTGGTCTGCATGGGGGGCGATCGACACACCCGTCTCGCGACCGTCGAGGATGCCGCGTTGACCGTTGTCGACCAGCCAGCGCTTCTGCGCCAGGTCAACGCGATCGCGCACCTTTTGGAAGCCGGAAATGACGCTCGCGAATTGGCCAATATGCTCGGTTCGGATCGAAGATTGATCGATCAGATCATAATCCAGTCCCTGATCGAGCACGCGGTGGCATGCCGCCTCGAGGCGATCCTGATTCACGTCGACCGTGAATTGGAGCTGCGAGAGCTGGAACGCGAGCACGCGCCAAAGGGCGCCGGTGTCGAGCACCGGGAGATTGTAAATCTCGCCAAGGCGCCGGGCGAGGGTGCCCTTGCCGGACGCCGGCAAGCCGTCGACGGTGATAATCATCAATGAGTCCTTCTTGAGGGGCTGAGTTGCTCGGCGCCGTCGAAGGGCGGCAAGCCGTTTGCAGCGCGGACAAAGGCCATCCAACGCAGCTGCATTCGAGAGCGCACTTCGCTATCTGGCACCACGATCTGGATCACACCCGGCGCGCGGGTGTTCTCACTGTCGAAGAAGCGCAAAAGCCGCATGGTTTCATCGCGCAGAGCGATGAGCTGCTGGGCGCTCGCGTGCAGGCTCTCGAAAGACCGGTTCATGAGATCGAACGCAGCCTCGGTCGACGCCAATCGCTGACGCAAGGTGGCCAATTCGGCGATCGCGGCATTGCGCTCCTGGATGGTCGTCAGGTAGCTGTTGCGCAGCGGCGCGTTGTGGCGGAGCATGGCGGCCGTCAAGCGCCTTTCCTGGTTGGCGCGCGCGCGCACAGCCCATGCCTTGAGACGCTTCATGCGCGGGCACCCTTCGCCTGGTCGAGCCAAAGGCGCGAGTTCATGAGCATCAGATATTGGGCACTCACATCGTCGCCGCAGTCGCGCAGCAGATCTAGCGCGCGGCTCGCGTGGGCCTGGGCGAGCCGAATCTGGCTATACCCGCTAGTCAGTAGCTCAGCGTCCACATTGGCAAGCGCGCCCACCAGAAACTTGCTCTGCTCGGCGCCCTCGTCATAGACCACGTCGGTGTCGATCACCGGCGGGTATTCAACCTCGATCATGTCAGCCGCGGCTAGGTGAGTGTGTGTCATCGACTATGCACATACGATCAAGCGCGGGACCGCGCAAGACCTATTTTGGCGAGTGGTGCTCGAGGTAGAAGTCGAGGACCTTCATGAAGAAGCGCCAACCGTGCTTCTCTCCCTCGGCGGCCTGCGCAGTCCGAAACTTGGCGATATAGCTCTTGGGAACGCGGGCGCTGAAATAGTCCTTGTCTTCGACTGCTTCTGAAAGAGCGGGCAGGGGAGTAATGTCGAGCCCGAACCTTGCGGTGCGCTCGCCGGCAGCCTTCCCGGTCGCCTCATCTTTCTTCGTCATCACTTGGCCTCCTTCAACACGTCGACGATCTCCTCGGCCACCGCCGCCGCTTCGGCGCGCAGCCCCGGCTTTCCCCATGTCTCGGTTGGTGATAGCCCCTGGCCCAATGCAGCCTCATAGCTGGGGAGCTTGCGCAGCTTGCTTACGGCGACGCGCATGCCGGCATTGGTCAGCACAGTGCGAGCGTCCGCTTCCGTCAATTCGGTCATCTGGCCGACCAGCATGATAAGGATACGCTTCGCCGGCACGCCCTCTTTCAGCAGAGCGTGGACCAGCTGCGCCGCGGGCTGCAGGTCATCGAGACTAGCCCCAGTGGGAAGAACGATCAGGTTCGATTTGCGCGCGGCCTCGGTGGCCTGTGCATCCGCGATAGGCTTGCCGTCGAAGATCAGAACGTCGGTGCCCTCGGCTTCCCGGATTGCCTGGCCGACCGACTTATAGAAGCGCGCGTCCACCGCCGGCGAGTGGCCATTCTCCAGCCGTAGCCCGGCCCAGCGGGTCGAGGTCGCCTGCTGGACATCCAGGTCCGCGATGCGAGTGGTGTAGCCTGCGCCGGTGAGCTCAGTGGCGAGCAATCGCGCGAGCACCGATTTGCCCACGCCGCCCTTCTGACTGATGAAACTGATGACCAGCATGCAAATCCACCTGCCAACGAATCGATTGACCGATCGTTAGGCTTGTCGATTTATCGGGTCAAGCGGCCTTCGCTGACGCTTCCCACGCCGCGCGCTGCGCGTCGGTGAGCATCGCCCAGAGCAAAGCGATCTCGACATCCTGCTCGAACTTTTCGATCGAGCCATTATTCGTGACGCGGCAGTTGACGAACCGCGGATCGTACTGATCGAAATCGTGTGAGCTGCTCGGCTTGCGCGGATCGACAATCTCGATAACGAAGCCGCCGGCGCGCTGGATGACCTCGCCTTGACCCATGCGAACGCTGTCGAACACGATGAGCGGAAACAAGGTCTGCAGCGCATCATCGACCGCGATCGTGGTCCAAATGTTCTTGTCGGGGCTCGTCGCTTCGATCTCCTTGCCGAAGTCGCCCAGCGCCTGCCGAACAGTCACGACGTCGCCACGCTCCGGACGACGGACCATGCGCAGCTTGCCCTCTTGGGTAAAGACATCGTTCCATGAAAGACCGTAACGATCCATGCAGCCGCGGCGCAGCGGGGCGCCGGTGTCGAACGCGACGGCACCAAACAGGCGCTGAGCCACGCGTATCGCGGTAGACTTGCCGTGGCCTGGCTGACCGACGAAGCCGATCAGGTTACGAGAGAGCATCGATGATCGCCTTCTTGTCAGCGTCGGTGAGGAGGTGGGCGTTTTCGACGACGCCACGGACAGCCTTGGGCATCGACTCCTCGGCGGCCGCATGCTCGCGTGCCGCGCGAACGATGTCCTCTTCGGGAAGACGCAAGAGCATCCCGGAGAATACATCTTGGAGCTTGAGCCGGTTGCGGCGAGCTATGTCCTTGGCGCGCGTGTGCGCCCCCTTCGCGAGCTTGATGTTGACGGCTTTGATGATGATATCGGTCGGCGCGATCACGCTGCAGCTGCCTGTCTGGTGTTGTCGTTCGCGGCAACGAACCCGTCGCCAATGAAGTCGAAGTCCTTGCCCTTGGGCAGGATGTTCTCAGCGAAGCCTGGGGTCTGCTTCAGGATCTCGAGCCGCTGGGCGCTGTGGCCCGCCAGGTGCTTGTTCATCTTGTCGCGGAAATCGAGCACGTAGCAGACGTTGGGGCCGCGCTTCTTCGCGCGGAGCCCGCGACCGATGCGCTGGCGGATCGCAACCTCTGCTTTGCCGCCGCCAGCCAGGATCAACATGCCGATCGCCGGCACGTCGACACCCACGTCAAGGATCGTCGAGCCGATCAGCACATCCAACTTGCCGTCGCGCATGTCTTTCAGCGCCTTGTCGCGCTTCGTCTTGTTGCTGTCGCCGTAGATGTATTCTACGCGCATGCCCGCGCCGGCGAGGATGTTTTTCAGGATCTCGCCGTGGACCTTGCGCTTGACCAGGATCATCGTCGACAGACCGAACCGGCTTGCGCGGATCGCTTCAGCGCAAATGCGCTTGTTGCGCCACATGTTGTCTACGATGCCGATCTGCTCGGCTTTCTGCCACGCGGAGCCGCGGCGCAGGGTGGGTGGCGCTTCCGAATCGAGGATCTTGAAGATCGGTCGCGCGAGAATGCCGCGCTGGATCAGCATCTCCTCGGTCACTTCCATTCGGATCGGGCCGAACATGGCGATCAAACGCGCGTTGCTTTCGCCGTCGCGCATCATCGGCGTGCCGGTTAAAGCCAGTCGATACGCGGCCTTGCGGCAATTCTTGAGGACGGTGAAGTAGCTGTTGCCGCCGGCCTCGTGCGCTTCCTCGCCGATGACAAACTCGATCTCCTGGAGGAAATCGACGCACTCATCGCGCCGCGCGCGCCACTTGTCCGTCGCCTGGCTGATCTGCGTGGGCGACATCGACATGCTGATGCCTTTGGGCTGCTCGGTCAGGCGATCGACAAGCGTCTGCACCATGCCGAGCACGACGTCGCCGGAGGTGTCCCACGAGCCATCGCCGACATAGCTGACCTTGAAGCCGGCCGCCTCGAGCGCTTCCCCCATCTGGTAGAGGAGCACCTGGCGCGTGGTCATGAACAGCGTCTTGCGGCCGATGCGCTTGATGCACAGCTTCGCAATGCGGCTCTTGCCGGCGCCGGTCGCGCAGCGCGCAATCATCGTGCCGTGGCGCTCAAGGATCAGCGGGGCGAGGAACTGATAGTCGTAGCTCGGGTTCGGCCCGAAATCGTCGACGAGACTATTCTCTTGCGTGGGCATCGGCCCCAGCGGGGCGGGCAGGGGATGCTTGAGGATCTGAACGTCGTAACCAGCGGCTTTGAGCACGGCCTCGGCCGTTGCCTGGAAGCCGGCGGGGAATTTGTTGGTGTTCCAGTCGTAGAGCGTCGAGCGACCATCCCAGCCGGGCGCACCCATGTGCTCGTGTCCCTCGATGATGTAGCTCATCGCCTCGGACAGCTGCAGACGCACGGCATCGTCGACGCCGCGAACTTGGGCGACGACTGGGTTTGCGAGTAACTGAGCGACTGGCCTCATCGGTAATACTCTACCAAAAAGCGTGTAGGTTTGCAACTGTGCGTGTGTCATCTACCCTGCGTTTTGTGTAGATGATTTCGGTAAAGAACGCTGGATTTCCGTAGGCAGATCGCCTATACTGGCGGGCATGAAAACCTCACCGGCGCTAGTGCATGCGTAATGACACAATAGACCCCAGGGAAATTCGCCCCAATCCCTGGAACACCAACGTGGTCAGCCATGAGGCGGAGCTGAAGATCCGTGAATCGCTTCGGCGCCACGGGTTCTTTCGACCCGTCCTGGTGCGCGAACTCGATGACGGATCGGTGCAGTCGATCGGTGGCTGGCACCGTGTCGAGCAGGCGGTTCATCTCGATTTCAGCGAGGTGCCGATCTGGAACCTCGGCAAGATCGACGACGCCCGTGCGATGGAGATCGGCCTGCTCGATAACGCGCGCTACGGTCACGACGATGCGCTCAAGATGGCCTCGTTGCTCGAGGACCTCGACGATATCGACATCACCGCGGTGATGCCCTGGAGCGACCACGATGTCGCGGCCTTCACCGCTTCGCTGAGCGTCGACATCTCTGGCTTGGACCTGGACGACGCCCCAATGGAGGCGGGCGACATGGACACGGTGACGGACGCGCCGACCAAGGACCCCAAGACGCACGAGATTCTCCGCTTCAAGCTGACGCTGGCTGATGCTGCTCGCGCCCGCGCGCTGATCGGCGGTGTCATGAAGGCCCAGGGGTTCACCCAAGCCGACGAGCTCACCAACGCCGGCGACGCGCTCATGCACATTCTGAGTAAGGAGGTGGACGATGGATGAGGATATCGAACTGAAGTTCGATGAGTGCTCGGACTGCGTGTTCGCCGGCAAGGTTCGTCCCTGTAACGGCTGCGATGCAGGCGAGTTTTTCGAAGAGGTCGAGCCAGCCGGCGTTGACGACCTGATGAGGTATTGAGTGCATGGTGATCGCCACACATGACCCCTACGGCCTGCAGTTGCTGCCCACCGAGATGTGGACGGCCGACCGCATTCACCCCTACGCCAAGAACAACAAGATCCACTCCAGTGCAGACGTCGAGGCGACGATCAAGTCGATCCGCGAATATGGTCTGTTCAACCCGATCATCGTAGACATCGACGGGATCATCATCGCCGGGCACAAGCGCTTCCAGTGCCTGCTGAAGATGGGTCACGTCGAGTTCCCGGTGAAATGGGCGAAGCACCTCAGCAAGAACCAGGCTGACGCCGCGCGTATCGCCGACAACAAGACCCAAGGCACCGAATACGACAGCGGCTTTCTCGCCGAGGAACTTGAGCGCCTGGCGAACGCCGACGACGTCGATCTCGCGTCCCTGGGCCTCGATGATCATGAACTTGGATTCCTGACCGAGGACCTGGGGGCAATGAACATGGGCGGACTCGCCGGCGATCTCGATGCCGAGATCGATGCGCAAGATGCCGAGACTGCCGGCAAGGTCGCCGCGGTCGATGACGCGATGACGCCGATCTCCAAGGTATTCGGCTTCAAGGCGGTGCCGGTCAGGATGGAGCCGTTGTTCAAGCGCTTCATCGCCAAGATCGAGGATCAGACGGGCAAGACTGGCCTCGACGCATTCGAAGGATGGCTCAATGCGCATGCCTGAACTGCACGATCTCGAGGCGCTGCGCGAGCTCGCCGCGGATATTCTTCAGCCTGCCCCTGGGCAAAAGGTCGTCATCATGTTGGTCGACGCTGAACCCGATGAGGAGCCGCTCGAGAGCAACGTGCTGCCGATCTACGGCGGCCCGGTCATGACCGGCGAGGAGGAGCGCCGCGAAGCACGCGAGATGACTGCGCAAGTGCTCGAGACGCTCGCCGACCGCGCGCGATCGGGCGAGATACGGCACGTCGCGATCGTCGCGGGCGCCGAAAGCAACGAGCGCTTCATGGGGTATGTCGAGACGATCTTCTCGCCGGGCCTGGAGGAGCACTTGGCGATGTTCCTCGGCGGCTGTGACCTGCTCAAAACCCACATCCAGGACAAGGCGATGGGCTACGACAGCCTCATCGATGAGGGCGCCGAATGAAGATCACTTTGAACAAGTCATTCCAGACCCGCGTGACGCGCAGCGACCGGGTCATCAAGGTAGCGGAAGCGTTTGGACTCGGCCTCGAGGACCGCGAGTTTGTCGTGCTCGATGGTGTGGAGTTTGATGTTGAGCCTGGTGAGGTCGTCTACATCAACGGACAGTCGGGCGCCGGCAAATCTGTGCTCCTTCGCGAGACGAGCGCAGCCCTCGAGGCTGCTGGCCAGAAGGTTGCGAACATAGACGAAGTCGAGCTGTGCAACGACGTTGCGATCATAGACCAGCTGTGTCCCGATAACATGGCTGAAGCGATCCGGCTGCTCTCGATCGCCGGGCTCTCCGACGCGTATCTCTATATTCGCAAGCCCCAAGAGCTCAGCGACGGGCAGAAATATCGATACCGCCTCGCCAAGCTGATCGAATGCGGCGCTGATGTCTGGGTCGCTGACGAGTTTGGTGCGGTCCTGGATCGCACGACGGCGAAGATTGTCGCCTGGAACCTCGCCAAGGCGGCGCGTGCAAATGGAAAGACCCTCATCGTCGCGACCACGCACAGTGACCTCGTCGATGAGCTCGCACCGAGCCTCAAAATCACGAAGCGCTTTCACGAGCGGATTGTTATCGAGCGTGTGCATGGTCAATGACACACATCTAGCGATCAAGCAGATCGCTGACAACCCCGAATCTGCAAGGCTCGAAGCACCTTGGGTGTTCGAGCGCGGCATCGCGCGCCCCAAGCTCTCGTTGCTCGACGACATGACCGTCCAGCGCGGCACGATCGAGGATTGGCGCGTGCTCGAGGGCCTCCACTACAAGCAGCACGGCACGCTGCCGGCGGGAAGCCACCACTTCACGTTGAAGCTCGGCGACGAGCTCGTCGGCGTGTTGGTGATGGCGAGCCCCAAGCTTCTTCTGAAGGAACGCCATGTCCTGTTTCCGAAGCTGAAGCCCACCGGCCAGGACAATAAGATCACCAATCAATATCGGATGAAGTGGATCAACGCGAACATGTCGGTGGTCGCGCGCGTCGTGGTCGACACGATGTATCGCGGCGCTGGTCTCGCATACCGCTTCACCAATCTGGCCGCACGGATGGAGGGCAAACGCTACATCGAGATCCAATCCTCGATGTCGAAATACAACCAGTTCGCGCACCGCGCAGGCTTCCAGTTCGTCAAGCCGATGCGCTCGAACAAGTACGACGTCGGCATCCGCTTCTTCCGATCGACGTTCAAGGCCGATCCCGCCGATCTTGAAGCGATCCTGGCTGAATGGATGGAGCTGCCCGAGGGCGAGCGCGCGGTGATCGAGCGCCTGACCAAGGATTTCTATTACAAGAACTCGAGCCTCGAAAAGACCGGCAAATCACTGGGCGGAGTAGGGGAGCGGCGCGTCGCGAACATGTCGATGCGCGACTGCCTGGGGCAGCTGCAGCAAATGACGCTTGCGAGCCCGCTCTACGGCGTCTGGCAGAACCCTGAGACCGGCCGGTCGCTGCCGGCGGTGCTGCCGCTTCGCGCCTTCGACGCGCAGGATCCGACCAAGCCCCTGGTGCTGCCATGATGCAGCTGGACGCCAAGCGCCTGCCGCCCAAGATGACGCCGAAGCAGACCGCGATCATGCAGACGCTGATCCGGCGAAACCCCGACGGCACCCTGCTCGACGTGATGCAGCTGATCGACCTCGTCGCGCCGAACACCACCCGAGGAGCCATGCTCTGCAGCCTTCGGCATCTCGCCGCGCATGGCCTGGTTCGCGAGGACAAGCTCGTGACTCGCCGGAAGCGCTCTTTGCGCACCTACAGTGCGACCACCGCGGGATATGCGATTTTCAGGCCGACAATCTAATAGGTCAACATGACTGTCCAAATTGATAAAAAAATGACCTCGTCATCATTATATGAACGAAGTGAATATAATACTGATTCTAGATTCTTAGATTCTAGGAATCTCTTTCACGCGTATACGCGCATGCACGCACGCCTAGCGCAACGCACGCGTATATGCGCGAGGGGTGATCGAACACTCCCCGGTGATCGCTCGCAGCGCGAGCAAGTTCCATTTCCGCGGTGTGTGTGGTATATTACTAACATGCACTCCGCGAACTCCGTTGATCTGCAGGCTGTAGGGGCGATCCTTTGACGACCCGCACCGGCAACCTGACGCCCGCCGAATGGGCCACGATCGTCGTGCTCTACGAGCGCGGCGAGGCGAACACGCGCCAGCTTGGTGAGCGCTTCGGTGTTTCGCGCCAGGCGATCGAGAAGGGCCTGAAGGAGCGCGGCATCGAGAAGAACTCGCGCCTCGACGAGGTGCGGAACGACGTCGATGATAAGGCTCGAGAGGAGCTCGCTCGTCGCGTCGCCGAGGCCAACAAGCTCAAGGCGGACTACGCCAGCTACATGAACGCGCTGACGCGGATGACCATGAGGAAGGTTGCCGACGCAGAGAAGAACGGGGCGCTCGCCGGCATCAACGCCGATCTCATCGTCCTTGGCAACGCGATCAAGGTCGTGGCCAAAGCGCGCGAGGAAAGCTGGACCATCCTGGATATTCCGTCGCTCGAAGCGAGCGAAGACGAGCTGCCCGACCTGAACATCGGCGAATACACCGAGGATGAGATCGAGGCCGTCAGGGACGCTAACGAGGCCGCCTGGCAGGCTGGCCTCGAAGACGACGAAGACGACGACACTTCGGTCTGATCGCTATGTTCGACGTGCCCAAGCTGCACATCAAGCTCCACAAGGGGCAGGCTGATGTGTTCAGGCATCCGGCGCGCTTCCGCACGCTGGTCGCCGGCCGTCGTTTCGGAAAGACGACGCTGGCGCGGGCCGAGATCATTCGTGCAGCGCGCGGCCGCGGCCCCAAGATAATTTGGTATGTGGCGCCGACCTTCACGATGGCCCGCGACCTCATGTGGGACGAACTGCTGGCCAACATCCCGGCCTCGTGGATCAAGAAGACCCACGAAACGCGGCTCGAGATCCGTCTCATCAACGGCGTCGTCATTCAGCTCAAGGGCGCCGATCGACCCGACACGTTGCGCGGCCGCGCGCTCCACTTCCTCATCCTGGACGAATACCAGGATTTCCGTCCCGGTGTGTGGCAGGAGGTCCTGTTCCCGACGCTGACGACGACCCGTGGCCGCGCGCTGATCATCGGCACCCCCAAGTCGTTCAACCACTTCTACGAGATGTATCGTCTCGGCCAGATCAGGAAAAACCAGCGCAAGCTGGAATACATGAGCTGGCAGATTCCGACGATCATGAGCCCGTTCTTCCCGCCCTCGGAAATCGAGACGGCGCGGAACTCGATGGATCCCAAGAGCTTTCGCCAGGAGTTTGAAGCTTCCTTCGAGAGCATGTCGGGCCGCGTCTACTACCAGTTCGACCGGCGCGAGCATGTCGGCGATTATCTCTACAATCCCAAGTTGCCGATCATCGTCGGCCAGGACTTCAACGTCGACCCGATGTCGGCAGCGATCATGCAGATCCAGGAGAGCGGTGAGGTATGGATCGTTGACGAGATCCACTTCCCGAACTCGAACGCGATGGAGGTCGCTGACGAACTCGACAGGCGGTATTTCCGCAACAAGTCGGCGATCACGATCTATCCCGACCCCGCCGGCTCGAACAGGAGCTCCAGCCGCGGCGAAAGCGACTTGGATATCTTCAGGGAGAAGGGCTATCGCAAGCTCATCTTCCCGAAGAAGCACCCGCTCGTCAGCGATCGTGTCGCCGCGGTCAACGCCATGTTCCGATCGGCCGACGGCACCATCCGCATGCGGGTCAACAGGACCTGCAGCCACGTCATCGAGTCCGCCGAGCAGACGATCTACAAGTCCGGCCAACCGGTCGTCGACAAGGCGATGGGGGTCGAGCACATGATGGACGCCGTCGGGTATCCGATCCATTACCTCTACGGGCGCCGCTATCGTTTGCCGATCGGTATCAACCTGTAATTGGTGCATGGTAGCCAACACGCATGCATTGTGCTAAACTGGCCGCATGTCCCTGACTCTCGATCAACTGAAGGCCGCTAAGCCCGAGGAGCTGCTCTCCTTGGTCGATCGACGTCACCCCGACTACGCGGAGAAGATCGACCACTGGCGCTTCCTTGACGCGACCTACCAGGGCGGCCGGTCGTGGTTCGACACGAACCTGTGGCGCTACCACAAGGAGGGGACCAAAGAGTTCAACGCGCGCAAGAAGCGCGCCTACCGATTCCCGCACACCCGCGAAGTCGTGAACCTGGTCAACAAGTATGTCCTGAAGGGCGACATCGCCCGCAAGGAAGACGCTTCCGAAAACCTCAAGCGCTTCTGGAAGAACTCGACGCTGATGAAGCGTCCGATCGATGCGTTGATCGACACCATCTCGCGCAAGTCGTCGACCTTCGGCCGCTGCTATGTGGTCGTCGACAACAACTTCCCCGAGAACATCGTCACCAAGGAAGACGAGAAGAAGTCCAAGGGGCGCGTTTACGCCTTCGTCATCTCGCCGATCGACGCGCTCGATTTCGCGTATGACGAGGACGGCGAGCTCAGCTGGTTCTTGATGCTCGAAACCAAGCGCGACGATTCCAGCCCCCTGTCGAGCGGTGCATCAACGCCGCGCTTCCGTCTCTGGACGCCAGAGTTCACCGCGGTGATCGAGATCGTCAAGGCGAGTAATGGCGATCGCATCGCTCAGATCGTGGCCGAGGACAGCCGCGAGCACCAGCTCGGCGCCGTGCCCGTCGTTGTGGTCGATCACAATCCGTCCGAGGAGCTCTACAGCTCGCCGGCGCTGATCGAGGATACCGCGTATCTCGACCGCGCGGCCGCGAATTACCTGTCGAATCTCGACGCGATCATCCAGGATCAGACCTTCAGTCAGCTCGCGATCCCCTACCAGGGGCTGCTCGAGACCGACAACGACGACAGCGGCAAGGTTGGCACCCAGCGGCAGATGTATGAGATGGGCACCAAACGTGTGTTCGCCTACAACGCCGAGGGTGGTTCAGCGCCTGAATTTCTGTCGCCGGATCCGCGCCAGGCCGGCATCATCGTCACCGTGGTCAGCAAGATCATCGACGAGATCTATCACTCGATCGGCATGGCCGGCGAGCGGACCAAGCAGGACAATTCAGTCGGTATCGACAATAGCTCCGGTGTCGCCAAGGCATACGATTTCGAGCGCTTGAATGCGATGCTAGTTGCCAAGGCGATGGCGCTGGCGGGCGCAGAGCAGAACATCGCGCGCCTGGTCGAAGGTTGGCATGGCGCGCTCCAGGAGCTCGAGGACTTCGAGGACTGCGTGAGCTATCCTCAGACCTTCGATGTGCGCAATCTCGCCGACGAGATGGATAACGCCCAGCGCCTGGCGGTGATGAATGCACCGAAGGAACTGCGCAAGCTCCAGATGACGCGCATGGCCAAGAAGATGTATCCGCAGATCACGGCCGAGGAGGCGAAGAAGGTCGCGGACGACATCGAGAATGATTGGCTCGTCGAGCCCGATCCAGCCACGCTTCTCCCAGGCCGCCCTGGTGTCCCGGCGCCGGCCGGCGGAATCCCTGGCAAGAAGGGTAAGCAGGGCGAGAACAACAAGGGCGCAGGCAACGAGAAGCCGCCCGGCGCATAAGCCGCTGTTGCAAAAATGCCGCATGTGTGGCATTATCCATGCACCTACACAATTTAGAGTAAAGGTTGCATGACCATTCACACCCGCAGCCGGCTGATGGCCGGCACTTCGATGAGCCTCGCTGCGCCCCGCAAGGGTTTGGTTGCGGGGATGACGCGTCGCCCGATGCGCGACGAAACCGGTCACGAGGAGGCAGCCGCGGCGGCTGCGGCTCGTGAAGCCGAAGCTGCCCGTGCCCGCGAGGCCGAGGCGGCTGCCGCTGCTGCTGCTGCTGCCGCAGCTGGTAATGAGGACGCCGCCGAGATCGAGCGTCTGCGCGCCGAGCTTGCGCGTCGGGACGCATCGCTCGCGACCTTCGAGGGTCTCGACCCGGCGGAGGCAAAGGCCGCTATCGCAGCCAAAGCCGCCAACGAAGCTGCCCAACGCGACGCCGAGCGTGCCAAGGCGGAAGCCGACGGCAACTGGGAGCGTGTGCGCGAGCTCATGGTCCAGGAACACGAGGCCGAAAAACAGCGGCTTATCAGCGAGCGTGACGCGGAACGATCGGGCAAGACGGCCGCGGAGCAGCGCGCCGACACCCTGACCGCCGATCGCGCTTTCGGCGAGTCGAAGTTCATCTCCGAAAAGGTGACGCTGCCGATTGGCAAGGTTCGCCAGCTGTATGGTGCGCATGTCGACGTCGAGAATGGCGTGCCCGTGGTCTACACCAAGCCGCGCGGCGAGCAGGGTCGCACCAAGATCGTCGACGCCAAGGGCCAGCCGATGGAGTTCAACGCGGCGATCGAGAAGGTCATCACGTCGGACCCCGACAAGGACAAGCTGCTTGCCTCCGAGGTGAAGCCGGGCGGCGGTTCGCGCAGCGACCAGCGCGGCCAGGCTGACCTGAACAAATCGCGTCATCAACGCATGGCTGAGGGGCTTGCTAGCCTCAAGAAGTAAGTGTGACATTTCTGCACGGGCTGTGTGTGGTATTTACAACACATGCAGCTTCGTGTAGGATGATGCCTCGATAACAAATTTCGACAAAATTTTTAGGAGAGTCCGATGCCTTTGCTTCGCGTTGAAGCCGAAAAGCTGTCGAACAACGCCCTCGAACAGGGCGTTGTCGAGGAGATCATCGACAACGACGCGATGTTCGCGTTGCTGCCGTTCATGCGCATCGTGGGCAAGGCGTATGTCTATGACCGCGAGAGCACCCTGAGCGAAGGTGACTTCCTCGATCCGAACGACACGATCAACGAGGAGGCTGCGACCTTCGAGGAAGTCGTGGCCAAGCTGCGCATCCTGATCGGCGACGTCGACGTCGACAACTTCCTCGACGAGACGATGTCGGACACCAACGACCAGACCGCGATCCAGATCGCGGCCAAGGTCAAGGGTATGTCGCGCAAATTCCACCGCACGGTGGCCCAGGGCGACAACTCGGCGCGCGCCAAGGAGTTCGACGGCATTGCGCGTCTGGTCGATCCGAGCCAGACCTTCTACGCCGGTGCCGGCGCCAACGGCGGCGCGCTGACCTTCGAGAACCTCGATCGTCTGCTCCGCATGATCCCGAACGGCGCGGACGCGCTGATCATGCGCGGCGGCACGACCGACGCGATCGCGGCGATGCTGCGTCAGCTCGGCGGCACGAACCCCGAGCACGTCACGATCTCGCTGGGTGGCGATCGCACCATCTCGGTGCCGTCGTATCGCTCGGTTCCGATCCTGGTGAACGACTTCCTGGCGGGCGACGAAACCCGTGGCACCAGCGTCAACAACACCTGCTCGATCTACGCCGCGCGCTTCAACGAGGCCGATGGCCTCCACGGCATCTATGGCGGCCCGACCGCCGGCGTGCGCGTGAGCTCGGTCGGCCCGGTCCAGAACAAGGACGCCGAGCGCTACCGCGTCAAGTGGTATACCGGCCTGGCGCTCAAGTCGACCAAGTCGCTGGCCCGCCTGGGTGGTGTCACCAACCTGTAATCGGTGTGCGTGGTAGACGCCACGCATGCAGTTTGCTAGAATGAGGGGCGGTCTCGAAAGGGATCGCCCCTTTTCTGTTTTGAAGGATTCCTGATGAAGGTTCGTATCGTCTCCCCAGGCTGGGAGACTTTCACCGGTCCCCTCGGCACCGGAACCATGTTCGAGGACGGCGTATCCGTGGGTGAGGTCAGTCACCGTGCGATGATGCGTATTGGCTGCATCGTCCACCTGGTCGAGGTCCTGGAGGACGGCTCGAACGGCGAACAGGTCGGCGCCTCATCGATGATGGTGAACTACCGCGGCGACGGCATGCCGGTGAAGCCCGAAATCGAGACCGGGACGCAGTCGGCCATCCGACTTCAGGCCGACGCCGATGCGGCCGACGCCGCCCGCGAAGCCGAGGCACTCGCCGCCAAGGAAGCGGCCGAGAAGCAGGCAACGGCGCTCCAGGAAGCGCGCAGCAAGGCGGAGGCTGAAGTGCCGGTCGTCTATACCCGCGATGAGCTCGAGGCGATCGGCGCGAATGACGGCATCCCCGGCCTGCGCGAGATCGGCGATAAGATCAACGCCAAGGGTCGCTCCATCACCGAGCTGGTCGCGGCGATCCTGAAGAAGCAGACCGAGCAGCTGGCGTCGTAATGTTGCGCGTCACCGCCGGAACCGAGGTCAAGCTCGCCGTCCCGTTCGAGGATGAAAACGGCACGCCGTTCGTGCCGACGGCGGCCGCGTGGACGTTGCTCGACGAGAACGAGGCGCAGATCGCAAGCGATACGATCTCGTCGATCGACGACAGCGCCGTCGAACTGGATGTGACCATCGCCGGCGCATTCAACGTGATCTCGGCAATTCGGGGCGCGCGCTGCCTGCGTGTTGCGTTCACGGCGGCCAGTGGGACGATCACGGTCGACACCCACTATATCATCAGCAAGGCCGACACGCTGACGCTGCTGCTGAACAGCTTCCAGACCTACGGACAGAGTCTGGTGCGGCGCGAAAGTATCGGCGGCATGCTGCAGGGCTGGGATATGGCGACTGCGCGCGATCGCTCATCCGCGATGGAGGGTGCCTTCACCAAGCTGGCGCGCATGGCTTATCGTGTCGCTGCCCAGGATCCGCGGAACTATGCGTCGTTCGAAGACGACGACATTGGCTGCTCGCCGGCGTGGATCGTCGTCGACATCGCCAGCATGCCCACTCAGGATTTTCTGGGTCTCCCGTCGAATTTCCGCGAGGCGCTCGCTCGGGCACAGATCCTCGAAGCCGACAACATCCTTGGCGGTGATGTCATCGGCGCACGGCGCCAGGATGGGGTGCTGTCTGAGACGACGGGCGAGAGCTCGATGATGTTCAACTCGCGACCAGCGCTCGATCGCCCCGTCTGCAAGGCCGCGTATCGCGAGGTCGGCGCATACGTCTATCGTCGAATCGAGATCGCGCGAGGATGAACCCGATCACCCAGCGCGCGTTCGATGCGACCGCGCGCTATCAGCGTTTTCTTGACCAACTGCGCGCACAATATGAGATCGCGCTGAGGAACGACCCGACGCACGGATCCACCCGCTTGGAAGCCGGCGACGCCGCCACGGAGTTCGCGAAGGATTGGTTGGCGTCCGAGGCCGATGTCATCCGTATCGACACCTACGGGATGGGCGATCACTCGTATCAGGAGGGCCTTCAATCAGCGAAGGTTCCTTTGGGAGAAGCGCCAACTGAGCTGCAGGATCACTTCGGCAACACCGGCGACTATCTGGTGGAGATCCTGGCGGCCCAAGCGTCTCGCGACATCTCGGCGATGAAGCGCGCCATTGCGGCGATTGGGATTCGGGCCGACATGGCGCAGCGCTCAGGGGCTCGTCAGGTCGACGCGATCGCAAACCTGATGCTCGACGCACCAACGCTCGACTTTCGCTTCGTAGACCGCGCAGGGCGCTCTTACAGCTCGTCGAAGCACGTTCGTGACCAATATCGCTTGCATCTGCTGATGACGATCAACGACGGTTTCCTGTTTGCGATGTCCGAGGCCGGCATCGACCGGGTCGAGATCAGCAACCCGAACCCACAAAATAAGTGGGACGGCACGATCGTCTCGACTGAAGCGGGGCAGGGCAAGCTGCCGTCCTACTACGACATCCGCGACGAGGTGTTTCACCCGTCATCCGATTCACGCCTGGTCATGGTGGAGGAATAAGTGTTCCGTCCAAACAAATTCTGCATGCTGTCGCGCAAGTCGAACCGCCGCGATCGTTATGGCAAGGCCGTCTATTACACGCCGGTCAAAACGCCGTGTTCAGTCGTGAAGCTTGAGGTATCGTCCGTCGCCAGTTCCGTGCGGGCCGACAGCTCGGCGTCACGCGGCGCCGCGGAGCAAGAGGAGGCGGCAGCCAACCTGCTGTTCCCGCCGAACGTCAAGATCGCGATCGATGACATCGTGGTCGTCGCCAATGTGCGTCTCCGTATCACGATGACCCACCAGCGCTTTCATGCGGTCACCGGCTCTCTCGATCATATCGAGGTGGGTGCGGCGATTGCCGAGCAGCCGTCGTGACCTTCACCTTCAAGCCTGGGGAAAGCGCGACTGACGTCGGGGCGACCTTTGAGCGTATCGGACAAGTGACGACGCCGCGCGCGCTGCGCTTCATGCGCAAGATCGCGGACAAGGTGAAAGCCGAGTCGGTGCACAACGCGCCAATCTTGAGGGGCGATATTGAGGCTGCGCACGAGATTATCGAAGAGACGTCGTCGAACCGTCGGCTGGTCGTGACCGTCCAGGTGGGCAACCAAGGGATCACTCGGTCGGACGTCGACGAATACGCTTATCTCATCGAGGAGGGCGCATTCGAGAAACTGGGAGCTCGGTCGTTGGCCAAGGGGCCGCAAGTCGGTGCGCACTTCCTCGAGCGCGCCTTCGACAAATATGACGAAGAACTGCCCGACGACCTTATCGACGTGATTATGGGAGACCTGCTGTGATCCACCTTCGAGCTATGCAAGACTTGATCGACGCGGCCGGCATCGCGAAGATTGGCGTGGACCTGTATTTGCTGACCATGCCGGCGGACGTCCAGGATGGCGTGATGATCCGCCCGCCGCTTACCGGCGACGCGATCGACTGCGAGCAGCCCGGCTTTTACAAGAGCGAGTTCCTGATCATCGTCCGCCATGACGACGTCGAGATTGCCGAGGCAAAGTGCCAGCAGATCTCCGAATTGCTGACATTCTATCGCCGGACGATCGACAACGTCTTTTATACCCAGGTCTACCCTCGGACCAAACCGATCCCCTATCCGCGGTCGGGGGCCGGCACCATAGAGTGGGGCATCCCGTTCGAGATCGCGTGGGGTGAGGGTGCGTAAATAGTGCATGGCAAATAACACACATGCGTGCTATGATGCTGGCTGCATATTTTCCCAGGAGAGCTGATAAATGTCCGGCACCGCATTCGATAACTTGGAGATGGGTCCCTGCACGGCCTTCTTCAAAGCAGCCGACCTTGGCCTGACCAAGGGTGGCTGCGAGGTCCAGATCGCCACCGAGAGCACGCTGATCACCGCCGACCAGTTCGGCGATACCGCGATCGACGAGATCATCAAGGGCCGCAAGGTGACCGTTAAGGTCCCGATGGCCGAGCGTGATCTCGCCAAGCTCGTCACTGTCATTCCGGGTTCGGTGCTCGTCACCGGCACCGGCGCCGACCTCGGCAAGAAGAAGCTGACCTTGTCCTCGGGCGTCGGCGTCTCGCTGCGCGCTGGCGCGGGTCCGCTGGTTCTTCACCCGATCGCGATGGCCGAAGGCGACAAGTCGAAGGACTTCGTGCTGCCGCTGGCGAACGCCAAGGGGGACATCCAGTTCTCCTACAAGGTCGACGACCAGCGCGTCTACACGGTCGAGTTCACCGGTTACGTGGATCTGACCACGGGCACGCTCGCCGTCTTCGGCGACCCGGCCCTGGCGTCCTCGTAAGCCCTTGGCGGCCGGCTCCTCCCCAGGCCGGCCGCCACACTTTCCTCCAAATCCACGGTAGTTTGTGACCCAATCCCAGTCCCCGCGCATTCTGAATCTTGACGAGCTGCCGACGCCTGCGTCGATGCTTACCATTCGGCACGAAGGCGTCGACCACACGATGGTCCAGCTGACGGTGGAAGGCTTTATCGATCAGCAGAACCGCGCCGCGGAACACCAGGCCCTGGCCGAGCAGAAGCTCAAGTTGGGGGCGACCGGCGCGACCGACGAAGAGATCGAGGACGTCCAGCGCAAGGTGGTCGAAGTGGTCCGCGATGCAGTGGTCGCGTTCTTCCCGTCTCTTCCGGTCGACCAGATGCCGGTCACCAAGATGTTCGCGGTGTTCGGCTGGCTGAACGACGTGTCGCAGCAGATCAACCAGAAATACGCACCCGAGGAGACGAGTGAGGGAAACGTGCTGGGGGAGACCAGCTCGCAGAGCTAGATCTCCCGTTCTTCTTCTGGCGCGTCGCCGGTGCATACGGACTAACACACATACAAGTCATGCAGATGCCCCTGGTGATGTTCTGGTCCGCCAACAAGCAGATCGACCGGCTCCAGGCAGAGCAAGCCCAGATGAATCTCCAGGTCGGAATCGCCGGCCAGAGCGGAGAGGGCGCCAAGGAACTGTTCGCAGCCCTGAAGCTGCAGGTCGGCTCCCCGGCGGTCGTCATCAAGGGCTTCGACGAAGCGAAGTTCCTGGAGCTCCAGCGAAAACTCAACCCAACCCCGAAGGATCAGCCGGCCCCGGCATAGCGCGATGACAGAACGGAAGCTTAGCGTCGTCCTCGACCTCGATACCTCGCGCTGGTCCGGCAAGCTTACGTCGGCATCAGGCGAGGTTAAGTCGTTTGGCGGCGTCATCCGCTCCGCCGGCGCCGAAGCCGATCGCTTCGCTGGTCAGATGGGTCGCGTCGGTTCGTCGATGCAGACGCCGATGCAGCGCTTCCGCGACCTGGTCGTCATTCTCGGCCAGGCGCGTTCCGCGTTCCTCACGCTCAAGGACGTCTCGGTCGGGTGGCTGGGCGCGATCTTTAAGCAGGCGGGCGACCTTGAGCGCCTGACCGTGCTCATGGAAGGTCTGTCGAACGCGACCACCAAGCTCGGCAAGCAGCAGGACGCGGCGAACAACCTGAGCGCACTCTACAAGATCGCGCGTCAGTCGGGTTTCGCTGTCCAGGAACTGACGGACTCGTTCGTCAAGATCAAGTCGGGCGGCATCGACCCGCTTAACGGCTCGCTGCACGGCCTGGTCGACGCCGTGGCGGCCTTTGGCGGCAACAGCGAAACTTTGCACCGCGCCTCGATCGCGATCCAACAGATGGCCGGTAAGGGCGTCGTCTCGATGGAGGAACTTCGCCAGCAGCTCGGTGAAGCCGTGCCGTCGGCGATCCAGCTCATGGCTGATGCCTTGGGGCAATCTATCCCTGAGCTCGTCAAGCAGATCTCCAAGGGCACCGTGGCCGCCAAGCCCGCGCTCGCCGCGATGTTCGCGGAAATGGAGCGTGTCTATCGCGGCTCCGGTAAGCGACTGGCGGACACGTTGTTCGGTCAGATGGCGCAGATCAGGACGAACTTCGCCCAGCTCGCGGCCGACTTCACCGGCATGGACACCCCAGGCGGTGGCTTCTTCAAGACGGTAGTCGACAAGCTCAAGGAAATGAACGCCGCGATGCGTTCCGATGAAGCGCGCGCGTTTCTTCAGTCGGTTGGCCAGGGCGTCTCCAACGTAGCGTCCGCGCTGATGAGCGTGATCGAATGGGTCGTCCGTTTCCGGGGCGAAATCCTGTTTGTTGCGCAGGCGCTGGCAACCATGTGGGCAGCCAACACGGTGCTCTCTGGGTTCGCCCGCCTGAAGGGCCTGGTCGTCGACGCGATCGCCGCGTTCCGAAACTTCAGCTTGGCGACGATCGGCATCTCTCAGTCGACGCTGGAGCAGATCAATTACAATGCCGCCGTGGCAGCAGGTCGCGGTGAGCTCCAGCTCATGTCGGCCGCGCAGGCCGAATATGCGACGGCGATGGCCAACACCGCGGTCGCCGAAGAGGCTACCGCGATCCAGATCGCGCGTCGCGCCAGCATCGCCGCGCAGGCCGCCGAAGACACGCTCGCGGGTCTGAGGGGTCAGCAGGTCGCCCGCATGAACTTGGTCGCCACGCTCGAAGCCGAGCAGCTGGCGGCTCTCAACGTGCTGCAAACCGGGCGCACCGAAACTGGGCAATTCGCCAGCCGGGCAGAAGCGCTCGCAGCGTATGAGCGCGCCACCAATCGTCTGACGATCGCGCGCAACATGCTGTCGAAGGCAGACATCGCGGTGGCCGAAGCGGAGGCGATCGCAGCAGAAGCCGCGTTGCGTTCGGCGACGGCGCAAGAGGCCGCGACTGTGGCGACCACCACGGCCACGGCCGCGATCGAGATCGAGACGGCCGCGATTGCCGCTGACACGGTCGCCACTGGTTTCTGGACCACGGCAATGGCGGCCGGCGCTGTCGCTGCGGAAGTGTTGGGCGCCGCCGTCAGTGTTGCCCTGGGGCCGGTCGGCATCATCGCGATGCTGCTCTACCAGGCGGCATCCGCTTGCGGCGTGTTCGAGTCCCAGGCCGACAAGGCAACGGCGGCCGCGCGCCGCATGGCTGCCGGCTTCAAGGAAGCGGGCGACGCGGCGATCGTCATGGCTCGCAAGGCCGGCATCGCCCAGGAGATCAAGCAGCTCGACGATCCCAGCAACACCGCCAACTACAGTGGTTCGACCAGCGACGACATCGCGATGCAGCAGCTTGGCGTGATGTCGCTGAGCCCGGCTGAGCGTGCGAAGAAGAAGGCTGCGCTCAATCAGGATCTGGCAGACCTGAACAATGCGCAGGTGGAGGGCGCTCGTGCTGATTTCCGTAGCCGCCAGCGCCAGTGGTATGAGAGCATCACTTCCGACAACGACAACTTCCTCGATCGGTTGTCGGCCCAATACGCGCGCAAAAAGAGCCTGCTCAAGTCGGACGATAAGACCGGCAAGGAGAATCTGCGCAAGTGGTATGACGCGACCTCCAGCAACTATCGCAACAAGCGCATTGATGACCTCGCCAAAATCACCCCTACGTCGGGCGGCGGCATGGAGGGCGACGCGCGCCGCGCTGCGCTGCGCCAGCTGCGGGGTGACATCAACGGGGTTGGTGACTCCGCCGACGATGCCGCTGGAAAGCTAGGCAAAGGCGGCAAGGGCGCCGACTTCAACAATGCGATGGCCACGGCCGCCGGCAACGCGGCAAAGCTGCGCGACCAGCTGGCCGGCGGCAAGGGTAACCTTGCGCAGTTCAACGCCGAGGTCGCGGCCGGATCGTCGAAATACGCCGGCTGGACCGACGCGCAGAAGGACGCCTACCGCGGTCAGATGGCGCTGAAGGACGCGCTTCAGCAGTCCAAGTCCGAGATGGGCAAGGTCGACCCGAACAAGGCGTTCGACAAGGCGCTGGCGACCACGGCCGGTAAAATCGCGCAGCTTTCCGATGAGCTGATTGGCGGCAAGGGCAACCTGGAGAGGTTCAACGCCGAGCTCGCCGCGGGCAAATATAAGGGCATCACCCAAGGCCGCATCGACCAGATGCGGGAATACATGAAGCTCCTCGACAACCTTCAGCACCAGAAGGACGTCAAGGGAGTCGACGACAAGCTCGACGACGAGCTCTCCAAGGCGACCACGAAGTCCAAGGAGCTGTGGAGCTCGCTGAATGCCGGGACCTATGAGGCCGACAAGCGTCTCGCGCAGGTCACCAGCCGCTTTGCGGGCCTGACTGATGGTCTGAAGGGCGACGATCTCACGCGCGTCCAGGGCAAGGTCGACGACATCGTCAAGGCGATGAACGCGGCAGACGCCGCCGACATCACCAACGGTTGGGAAGAATCCACTCGGCAGATCATGAACGGTCTGCTCGACGAGGATGCCGCGCGTCAGAAGAACTTCGAGGATGAGGTCGATCGCCAACGCAAGCTGATCTCGCTGACTGCGGCCGGCACCGAAGAACGCAAGCGCATGGAAGCCGCGTTCAACGCCTGGAAGAAGGCGGAGGGCGCCAAGGTCTCTCGCGACAACGAGACCGAGACCACGAAGATGATGCGTCAGTGGGCGCAGCTCGGCCACAACATCCAGCAGGTGATGGCCGACTCTATCTCGACCCTGGTCGACGGCCTGGCCGAGGGCAATCTGAATATCGGGAAGTTCGTCACCGACACGATCAAGGCGCTACTCAAGGTCATTTTGAAGGCTGTGATCGCTTACGCGATCTTGTCCGCGCTCGGCATGGCCCCGACGGCTGGTGCCGGCGGTGGGACAATGTCGCTCGGGTCGTTCATGACGGACCAGCTCGGCGCGGCGTTCGGTGGCAAGAGCAATGCAGTGATCCCATCGGGCGGCTCGGGCGGCCAGACCGGGTCGGTCAGTGTCGACGGCTTCCACACTGGCGGCCTGATCGGTGGCGCCGCCACCGCTTGGGGTGCGGTCGACCCGGCCGTGTTCGCGAACGCCCGCAAGTATCACACCGGCGGTGAGATCGGCGGTCGCCCGCTGATGCCTGGTGAGGTCCCGATCATCGCCAAGGAAAAGGAGCTGATGCTTACCGAGGATCAGCAGGATCTCTTGGGTCGCCGGCTCGCCGGCGCGGGTGGCGCAGCACCGAACGTCAAGATCGAGTTCATCAACAACACCGGCGTGCCCGCCGACGCCACCGTGGGCGATGCCAATTTCAACGGGAAAGATTGGGTGATCGGTGTCGTCACTGAAGCAGCCACCAAGCAGGGGCCGCTGCGCGACCTTTTCGCCAATATGAGGAAGGCAGGAAAGTGACGGTCGCGACGACATTCCCCACCAAGATCGCGGGGCTTTCGCTGGGTGAGAGCCCCTCGAAATACGACATCAAGAATGAGGTTGCGGATATCCGCGCGGACGCAGAAGGTGGCTACGAGGCTCGCCGTCCGCGGTTCACGCGCCGCGGCCGCGACCAGGTGACAACGGGCTTCATCGGCCTCACCCAGGCCGACTTCAACATGCTCAACCAGTTCTGGCTCGATCACACTACGACCGTCGCGTTTATCTATCACGACTACATGGTCGGTATCGATCGCCAGGTCCGCTTCGAGAAAGAGCCCGACTGGAACCCAAGCGCGATCGGCACGACCCGGCGCTGGTCACCCACATTCCAAATGAAGGAGGTCTGATGGCTCGCCATCTGTCCGTCGCGACGGTCATCGAAAAGAATAAGCTGTCGTCGGCTACCGCGTTTCTGATTCTGCTCGACCTCAACATCACCAACCCGAACACTCGCGTGGTGGAGGAGGTGGTCCGCATCGTCACGAACACCGAGAACGTCGAGTTCGAGGGCAACATCTATTACGCGGCCAACTTCGACCTCAACGTGGTGCAGAAACAGGGTTCGGCTCCCGACGTCACGTTGACCGCGCGTGATCCCAGCCTGATGATCCAGTCGAGGCTCGAGGCTTACGCCGGCGGCGTTTTCTCTGAGGTCGTTCTCACGGTCGTCAACGCTGCCCGCCTCGACTTCCCCGCCGAGATCCGCGAGCGCTTCTCTGTGCTCGGCTCGTCGGCCAAGGACTTCGTCATCACCGCAACCCTGGGCGCCGAGAACCCGCTGCAGATCCAGTTCCCCAAGTATCGTCAGTCGCGCGAGCGCTGCGCGTGGCGGTTCAAGGGTTTTGGCTGCGGATACGCCGGCGCCGAAACCACCTGCACTTATGTCCTGGAGGGCGCCGGCGGCTGCAAGGCGAAGAACAACAGCCTCAACTTCCGCGGGCTGCCCGGCCTTGTGCCGATGAATATCTAGCGCATGGCAAACAACACGCATGCGTGTTATGATTGCGCGATGATCCCGCCCTATATCGACCTTCTCGGCAAGCCGTTTGAGCGTGGCGCGCGCGGCCCGAACAGCTATGATTGCTACGGCCTGGCGATCGAGATGTTCCGTCGTGCCGGGATCGTCGTGCCGGACTTCACGTCGCCTGGCACGAACGAAGAGGTGGCTGCATTGATCAGCGCCAATGAAGCGCGTTGGCAGCGTGTGCCGATGGGCACGCCGATGTCGTTGGTGACGTTCCGGCTCGAGGGTGTTGGCGCCCATGTCGGTGTCTGCCTCGGCTCTGACCGCTTCATTCACGCGATCGAAGGCGGGGTAACCGCGCCGCGGCTCCTCTCGGGGCCGTTCACGCCCTTGGCCGCTTACACATACGGCGTGCCCCAATGAGGGAAATTCTCGCTCCTGCGTCGACCTGCGCGGCCGATGAGGTCGAGCTGCGCCTGCTCTACGACGTCTTCGCGCCGTCGACAGTCGAGATCCACGAGCTGGTCCATCAAACGGGTCAGCCGCTGGCGACATATCTCGATGGCTTGCCGGCCGAGTGCGAGTGGATGGTTTTCGTCAATGGGCGTGAGGTCGACCTCGCTGACGCCAAGACGGTGGCGATCGACGCCGGTGACGTCATTGGTTTGCTGCTGGTCCCGCAGGGAGGCGACGGCCTGAAGTCGATCCTTCGCATGGTTGTGACGATCGCGGCCGTCGTGGCCTCACTCGTCTTTCTCGCCCCGATCATCGGCATCCCCGGCGCGTTGGCCGTCGGAATGGCGGTCGCCGGGGTCATCAACGCTCTGCTCCTGACGCCGAAGCCGAAAACGCCGGCAGACCAGAACAATAATTCCTATGGTATCGACGGCGCGAAGAATAGCGCGACCGAGAACATCCCGTATCAAGTGGTTTATGGCGAGTTCCGCACCGGCGGAAACTTTGCCGACACGTATACGGAGAACGTCGGCGACGATCAGTATCTCTATCTGCGAGCTGTGCTCAACGATGGGGAGATTGAGGGCGTCTATGACCTCGAGCTCAATGAGCAGCCGATCAGCAACTTCACCGACGTTCAAACGATCCTCAAGAAGGGGACGCTGACCGAGGACGTCAACCCTTGGTTCGGGCGTTCGCTGCGCCAGGTGAACAAGAGCGTCAAGATCGACACGGCTGACGTCATCCACCAGACCACGACGCCCGTCGATCATGTGCGCTTTGACGTCTCCTTCACGACGGGTCTGGTCAACGTCGATAAGAAGAAGGGCACCTACAGCACACGAAGCGTCACCTTCGTGATGGAATACCGCGAGCTCGACCCTGTCACCAAGCAGCCGGTCTCGGGTTGGACGGGCGCGAGCGGCAATCCGAGCAATTACCAGAATAGCAATTGGTTCAACAATCCGCTCATCAACGGGCTCTTGATGAAGGTGTGGGCCAGCAAGGGCTACCAGCAGAGCGCCGCACTGGAGACGGGTGCTGAGGCACGCTATCGCATCGACGGTGGCGAATGGATTTCCATGTCGCCGACGATCGCTGATCCTGGCGCATACGGTTATAATTTCGACCCGTCAGGTGACGGGTCTGTCGTGGGGCAGACCGATATTTCTCCGGTCGGCGGCGACTATTACGAGATCCAGAACCCCGGCGGCGGGGACGTCAACATCGACATCCCTGGGGCGACGATCACGCAGGTCGTGGTTTACCCGCACAACCAGACCGGACAGATCACGGTCCAGGACAGCCGCACGCGTGCGATTCGAAAGTCGTTCGAAAGCGGCCCTCTTAATCTGGCCTATCACGAGGTGCGGATTAGGCGGACCACCGCGACCTCTACCGACCAATACAAGGTTGACGAGGTCTATCTCACCGACGTCGCGGAGATCCAGACCGAGCAAGTTGCCCTGCGCGGCACGGCCAACCTGAGCCTGCGCATCAAGCTGAGCGAACAGCTCAACCAAATCCCGACGGTGACAGCCCGCACGCGCGGCTGCATCCTTCAGGAATATGACGTCGAGGGTAACAAGACGGTCAAGCGTTGGTCAGCCAACCCCGCTTGGATCTGTCTCGACATCCTTTGCGGCGAGCAGCGCGGTTGCGGCTTCCCGTTGGATCAGATCGACTGGCCGGCGTGGGTCGATTTCGCTCAATACTGCGTCGACAAAGGCATCACTTTCAACGGTGTTTTCGCCGAATCCAGCAACGTGGGCGACGCGCTGGCGACCGTCTTGCGCGTGGCTTATGCGGCCCCTGTTCCGCTCGGCCGCCGCTTGAGCGTCGCAATCGACCGACCGCGCGACCCGGTAACGATGTTCGGCGCCGGCAACATCCACAAGGGCACCTTCCAGGTGACCTATATGGGTATGACGGATCGCGCGAATGAGTTCGAGCTGTCCTTCTATGACAAGAACGACCGCAACAAAGAGAAGACGATTCGATACGTCGATCCGAAGGCGGTGCTGTTCAACGAAGCCAAGCGCACGGCGGCTTTGGAACTGCCCGGCGTCGACAACATCGCGCAGGCAACTGCACAGCTGTGGCGTTTCATCTATGCCAACCGGGTCCTGATCCGCTCCATCGATTTCGAAACCGGCCTCGAGTCGATCAACCTGACGATCGGCGAGAACGCGCTCATCAGTCATCCGATGATGGAGTGGAGCCAGAGTGGCCGCACGGCTTTTGGCTCGACGACGACCCGTGTTCAGCTCGATCAAGAGGTCAACCTGATCCCAGGCAAGCAATATGCCTTGATGGTCCATTTTGACACCACGGCCGCCGGCACGGCGGTTATCTCGAACGTCGTCGGCAATCGCATTCTCCTGCCGACGAATGCTTCGCTGTCGACGGCTGCGCCGCCGATGCGCGTGACATGCGGCACCGCGGACGCCGAGGTTGTGGATCTCGTGAAGGGCGGGACCTATGATACCATCCTGCTCGACAGCACCGTTGGCTTCACGGTCGGCGCCCAGGTTGCGTTTTGGGATACCGACGCAGTGATCGAGTGCCCAGTCGTGGCGCCCGCCGCCGAGGTGACGCAGACCTTTGTCGATGTGTCGACGCCGTTGCCGGGGGCGCCTGACGCTCTACGCAATTTCATCTTCGGCGAGGTCACCGATACGCCGCGGATCTACACCCTGATCGGCATCGAAGGCACTGGTATCGAGAAGCGCAAGCTCTCGTTCGGTGAATATAACGAGCTGGTGTATGGGCCTCCCGAGGTCGAGATCCCGACGCCGGTGACTTCGCTGTCAGATCGAGCGGTCGGTCATGTCCAGACGGTGCTGTTCGACTATGAGCGTCTGGTCGAGGCCAACCGCAAGTCCATCAGCGCCCGCGTCCATTGGAGCGCCGCCGGCATCCGCAACTACGCGGGTGCGGACGTCTATATGGGCGTGAATGGAGGGCCGCTTCGTCCGATCGGCTCGGCCGTGAACGTCGCTGAATACATGGTGACCGCGAACCCCGGCGACGTGGTGGAGTTTCGCGTGTGCGCCTACAACAAGCATGGCGATCGCGCCCCGTTGCCGACGGCCCCTGGTGTCCGCGGCACCATCTCTGTGACCTATTCCGACCTCGATCCGCCCGAAGAGATCGCGGTCGTACCGAAGAACTTCCAGGTCGACGGCACAGCGGACGTCGTCATCTCGCCGCCGGCCGACGCGACCGGCGTCACCGGATATGAGGTGCAGTATCGCAAGTCGACCGCGGCCGACTGGAGCAGCCTTGGCGTTCACAGCTCACTGCTCGTGACGATCACCGGCCTCGAAACGGGCGGCTGGGTCGCGCAGGTGCGCTCGGTCAGCGAAACGTCGGAGTCGCCCTGGGTCCAAAAGTCGTTCGATATCGCGATCGCCCCTGGGTCGATCATGGCCGACTTCCTGTCGCAGAATAACCGCAACGGCGCCGCGATCCCGGCGCCTACAACTGAGGTCGGCACAGACGTCGATCACACTGTCAACACGGACGGCTCGGCCGACATCAGCTTTGAGTGGGGCTGGACTGGCGACGAGGCTTCAATCGATGGATTTGAGGTGATGGTGACCAGCTCCGCAACGTAGCTAGTGCATAGGTGACAACACACATGCAATAACCTATAATGCGGGGATGCCGACCCCCGCAGCCACCAGTGTGTTCGTCCAGCCCAACAAGCGCTCGATCATCCTCCCCGGCGTGGCCGCCGATCGGTTCTACACCTTCCAGGTTCGCGCCTACCGCCGGGTCGATGCTGACATCGCCGCGGGCGGGGCAATTTACAGCAACCTGATCGGCGCCAAGAGCGCGCATTATCAGCCGCTGGCAAACGTCGCCTTCGCCGGCGACGTGACCGGTACGATCATGAGCGTCGCTGCCAGTCAGGTCATTAGTGACCTCGCTGGCATCACGAGCGACGGGATCCTCTCGCGCGGCGAGAAACCCTCGCTGGTCACGACCTACAACCAGATCGCGGCCAGTGTGGCCGCTTCGGCCGCCAAGGCAGTGCAGCTTGGTGGTCTGGATAGCGCGCGCTCCGCTTTGCTCGCCGCCAAGACGGCGCTCGATGTCTACCTCAACACCCTGTCGGCCGGTGGAAAGCCCGCGTGGAACGACTTCACTGGCGACACGCCCGGCATCGTTCAAGCAGACTTCCAAACTGCGTTCGCAGCGGTCGCGGCGAAGCAGGCCGATCTCGACGCGTCTCTTGCTGATCGCGCGAGCCAGCTGGCGAACTGGGGCGGCGTCACCGGCCCTGGGAAACCCGAAGACGGCGCGACCGTCGGCGGCTCTCTCGGGAACGACATGGGCCATGCCGGCAACATCAGGGATAGCAACGGCAACCTCATCCACGACGGCGACGTCATCACGGGGCAGGGCACCTCTAACGACACGCACCATGTAGGCGGCATCCCCGTCGACACCGTCCTCGAGAACATCGACGACATCACCACGCGCCAGGATCAGCTGGAAGCGACCTACGGGAGCACCGCGGCAGCCGCCGCCAGCGCTGCCGCCGCGGCCACCAGCGCGACCTCCGCGCAGGGCTACCGCGACACCGCGAACACGGCGGCGACCAACGCCACCGCGGCCCAGGGTGCCGCTCAAACGGCGCTGACGGCCGCTCAGAGCGCACAGACCGCCGCTCAAACAGCCGCTACCAATTCGGACACCGCCCGCGCAGCATCGGTCGCCGCACAAACCGCGGCTGAGACGGCCCGCACCCAAGCGCAGACCAGCGCGACCAACGCCGGCAACAGCGCGACTGCTGCGGCCGGTTCCGCCACGACGGCCAGCACGGGCGCCACCAACTCGAGCAACTCAGCCGCCGCTGCTGCTGCTTCGCAGGTATCGGCCAATATCAACGCCGTGAAGACGCTCCCTGACCGCTACGACGGCACTGGGGACTACTTCGTGCTGGGTTCCATCGCAGGCTCGCCGTCCTCGAGCGCTGGGTTGCCGTCGAACGCGACAGCGGCGGGCTACGGGCCTGTTTACCAGCAGACGGTCGTCTCTGGCAGCTCATTCATCTTTACCACACGCGCCGTCGTTCCAGCGACGCCGGGCAAGATCTACAAGTTCGAGGTCGAATACCAGCAGACCGCGATCGTCGGCACTGGCAACGCGTCGACTACCGTGCAAATGAACGTGCGGGGACTCGACGCATCCTACGCTTCGGTCGGAGCCGGGACCAACAACGGGCCGGTCATGAACGGCTCCGTTCAGACCATGTCGGTCACTGTCAGCGACACTGCCAGTGCTGGGATTGCCGCCTGGCCGGCCGGCTCAGTGTGGCTGCGCCCGTATGCACAAGCCTTCGCTGGGGGCGCGACATCGACGACGGTTCAAATCCGCCGCCTGACGATCACAGACGTCACCGCGCAGACGGCGGCGTCCAACAGCGCCAACGCCGCGGCAACCTCTGCCTCGAGCGCGGCTGGATCCGCGACCGCCGCTGGCACATCCGCGTCGGCCGCCTCGACCAGCGCCACTAACGCCAGCACCTCGGCGAGCAACGCCAACACCTATGCGACGAACGCGTCGAACAGCGCGACCAGTGCGACCGGCAGTGCATCGACGGCCACCACGCAGGCCGGGGTGGCTACGACGGCAGCAACCAACGCCGGCACCAGCGCCACCAATGCAGCCACCAGCGCGACCGCTGCGAGCACGTCGGCTTCGAATGCCGCGTCGTCCGCGACAACCGCTGGTCAGCAGGCAACTGCCGCGCAGACCTCCGCAACCGCTGCAAACACCTCGGCGGGCAATGCGAGCACGTCAGCGGGTCAAGCTTCGACCAGTGCCACGAATGCGTCGGGTTCAGCGAGCGCGGCGGCTTCGAGCGCCACAGTTGCCAGTAACAGCGCCTCAGACGCGATGTCGTCGCTCGCCAGCACGTTCCCGCAGTCCGTGTCGGCTGGGATCTTCACGCAGGCGTTCACCAACTACGCCGATGGTTCGCTGCCGGCTAACACCATGTCGACGGACGGAAAGACGATCCAGCTCGACACCGCGGCCGCTTCGTATCCGTGGGGCGCCTGGTGCAACAGCAAGATCGTGTGGGCGCCTGGTCGCAAGTATCAGCTTGTCGCGGTCATCAAGAAGGTATCGGGATCGGCCGCAAACTACGCGGGCGCATATCTGACGCGCTTCAACGCGGCGAAGGCCAATAGCGGCAACGTTGTTCTGTCTCCCTACGTTCTCCTCGACGGCACCGTTCAGACGCTCACCTGGACCTATGACACGACGACGTCTGGGGTTGCCGGGGAAGTATTTCGGTTGGGCCTTCTGACCAACCGCGATGTCACTGGGGCCAACCTTGCAACCGCGGCCCGTGTCGATGTCACCGCGCTTTACATCCGCGACATCACCGAGCAATCCGCCGCTGCGGGGAGTGCGTCGGCAGCGGCCAGCTCGGCCAGCACTGCTTCGACCAGCGCCACGAATGCCTCGACCAGCGCGAGTGCTGCACAGACCAGCGCCACGAACGCCTCGACCAGCGCCGGCAATGCTTCGACCAGTGCAACCACCGCGGCCACTTCGGCGACGAATGCGGCCGGCTCGGCCAACACAGCGTCCACGCAGGCGACCAACGCATCCAATTCGGCAACGGCTGCGGCTGGCTCGGCGACGGCTGCGTCTGGTAGCGCCTCTACCGCGAGCACCCAGGCGACCAACGCGTCGAACAGCGCGAGTGCTGCGCTGGCTTCCCAGGTCTCGGCCTCGAGCTCGGCAGCAGGCGCGCTTCAAAGCGCCGCCGCGACCTTCCCCAGCGACTTCACGCAAGAGGGCAAGTTCTGGCAGGCCGGCTATACGGGAGACCCGGCGACCAGGGTGTCGATACAGACCAACGCCACCTTCCGGTTCCCAACGGTTACGGGCATCGGCAAGGTGTTCGAAGTCGACGGTGCGGGCTCGACCTATTACTCGTCGATCGGCGTGATGAAGGCGCAGGCGGGCAGGCGCTATCGCGTCACGATGACGGCGCGCGTCACAAACGTGCCGGTCGGCAGCCCTCAGTTCGCCTGCTACCTAACCTACCTGAACGACGCCTATAATCAGGCGACCAATATCTCCACGGGCAGTGGCATCCTGACCCAGAACACCTGGGTGACGCGCGTCACTGAGGTGTCGGGCGATACGGTCATTGCTGCCGGTGGCGTTTATATCAGGCCGATCTTTGCCGCGCTCAATGCGAGCAACACCTATCAGCTGGCCTCGTGCAAGTTCGAGGACGTCACCGATCAGTTCAATGCAGCTGGATCCGCGACCGCCGCTGCGACGTCCGCGTCGAATGCCTCGACCAGCGCGACCAACGCGGGGACGTCTGCAACTGCCGCCAGCGGATCGGCCACCGCCGCCAACACCAGCGCCGGCAACGCCTCGAGCAGCGCGTCCACTGCAAGCACCCAAGCCTCGAACGCAAACACGTCCGCCACGAACGCGTCGAACAGCGCGACTGCCGCGGCCGGCTCGGCCGTCACGGCCTCCACGCAAGCGGGCAACGCATCGACCAGCGCGACCAATGCGCAGAGCTTCGCAGCGGCATCGTCGGCCAGCGCAGCTGCCGCGCTGTCGAGCGCCAACCTGGCCGCGACGATCGGCGCCAACTCGATCAACGTCAACCCGCTCTTCAACGCGTGGGCGAACGCGTCGAACCCGCCCGATAATTGGAGCGTTTGGGCCTACACCGGTGCAGCCACGCGCGCCCGCGTAACCAGCCCTCGCGGTGGCTTCGCCATTCGCGATACGGTGGCGGCCGCCGAAGAATGCGGACATCAGCAGAGCTGGAACAACACTACCGCAATGGGTCAAGGCACGCTTCGTCTCGGCTGGTATGTGCTGGAAGCAGAAGTCAGGCTTATCAGCGGTTCGCTGGCCGGGTCGAGCATGCTGCTTCAAGGCTACAACAGCAGCAATTCCTATCAGGTGGATGTGGGTCGGATCGACTTTTTCTCTGATCCCGACAGCAGCGGCAACGCGGTCGGTGCAGGCGTCGCGGGCACCACGTATCGTTTCGCGAAACTGGTTCGCTTGCAAGACGCAGCGGCAACCGAGCCTGTTCTGTTCGCCTTGTCGAACTGGGCCCAACTGACGCGCGCGGCCAAGGTGATCGAATGGTATCGGGCATCATTCCGTGCTGCGACCGACCAGGAGATTGCGTCGCAGGCAGCTACGTCGAGCATCACGTCGCTGTCGTCGCGGGTCACCACGACCGAGGGAGCGCTTGTTACGGTCAACGGCAAGGTCGAAGCCTACGCCCAAAAGGAAGTTGTGGCTGGCGCCGCGGCTGCGTTCATCAGCTTCCGTGCAAAGGATGACAATGGAACTCTGACGTCGGACGTCGCGATCGGCGCGTCCAACATCTCGCTCTATAATCAGACCACCGCCGGCTGGACGCTCACGCTCCAGATGGTCGGCGGCAACGCCGTCTTTACCGGGGGTCTTCAGGCCGGCGCGTTCATTCGTCTCGGCTCCGGGCAAGGCTGGCCTGTAGCGCTGAAGTCGAAGGATTTCCTTGTCTCGGATGGCGACGTCGTCAGCTTCGGCACGGATCTTGGAGCTCTGCCTGCGCTCGATTTCAAGCAGAACAACCTGGCGCCACTTTCCGCTGGCGAGACCTACAAGCTCTACGCCGACAGTCTGACCTCTACCGGCTTCACGGCTCGTCTTCGTATCCTGACGCCGGCAAGCCCGTCGAACTACGACCTGACGACCTCGACGGCGCCAGGGAGCGGACCAACTCTGCAAATCGACAAGTCGAGCTCGCCCGACGCGACAGACGGCAACTACCGGCTGCAATTCTCCGGCACGATCACCCTCCACTCGTCATTCATCCCCGACTGATAAGGAACGATTGAAATGTCTGTCCCCGGTTCGTGGGAATATAACGGCACCGTCACCGTGGGCATCTGGGCCAAGAAGGCCGGCGTCTGGCAGAAAATCATGCAGGACAACGTCTCGGTGTCGCAGGGCACGACGGGCTCAAACACGGCCACGCTCAACTGGTTTGAGGACATCGTCGTTCAGATGGGCAGCGGGGTCCAGGCAGTCGGTCTCACGATCGACGGCTACTCAGGCACCGCAGCAGCTCTGAGCGCCTTCTCGCATCTCATCTGGCAGGCACAGGGCGCCGGGTCAGGTGAACGCTCTGCCACGCCCGCCAGCCAGAAATCCACCGTGACTGTGAGACCATAGCGTGACCGATTATATCAATCTCGAAGATCACGCGATCGCCGCGGGGGTCGACCCATCCAAGCTCGACCCTGCCGGTTACGAATGCGGGGGCTGTGGCAAGAGTCTGCCGGCTTTCGCGATCGTGCCTGACGAAGATGGAGAGAAGGGTTATTGCGCCTGCTGCATCATTCACACTCAGCGCGAGATCGCTGCTGAAGCCGAACAGGCGGACGCCGCGGCGCGCGCTGCCGCCAACCCTTGGGATACACCGATGGGGGATCATGTGCGATCAGAGCGCAATCTGCGCATCGATCGCTGGCGCTGGGCTGTGGATGAGGGGTGCTCCCCGCTTACGCCGGGATGCCAGGCTCAGGTGCGGGTGATGATCCGCGCTCTGCATCGGATCGCGATCGACTTTGGATCGCCAGAAGAAGTCGTCTGGCCCGAACCGCCAGCGCTAGAATACTAAAAGGGGGCCTTCCGGCCCCCTTCGTCTTAGTTCGCGTTGGTATCCAGCACTGGCATGATGGTCACCAGTGCATCGAGGTGAGGAGCAATGTTCGGCTCCTCCGAGAGGGTGCCTCCGTCGCGAATGTCGCGCAGGCCGTTCAAGACGGTCTTGAAGCCGTTCGAGTCGAGGATCGCACGCAAGGGAGCAAGCTTAGCGGCGCGAGCCGCAATAGCTTCCTGGGCAATGCGTTGATCTTCGGCTTCGACGGCAGCTCGCATTTCCTCCAGTTCTTCGGGGGTGGGGTTTTCGGGAATATCCAAGGTCCTTCTCCTGGTTTGTGGGGTTAAGCGGTGGGTATTTCGATGAGACCGGCCGGCCGATTGAGGTCGCCCATCATCGTCTTGACGGTGTCGCGGGTCTCGCTGACGGTGAAGTCGCCGATCTGGCCGTTCTGATTCAGCGCGATCGATAGTTCGGTCTCGCCGGACGGCAGGCCCTTACGTGCCAGGATATTGCCGGCGATCACGCCAAGCTTGTTGCCGTTGGCGTTGGTCAGGATGAGCCAGGGGCCAGGCCGGACGTTGATGTCGAGGACACGAATGACGTCGTCGAAGCTGTCGGTCAGCAGGGCTTGGTAGTCCATCTCGCCGATCGAATAGCGGATGAACGATTTGGCGTCGGGGTAGGCTTCGTTCTTCACGGCCGTCAGGCTCTCGAACATCGAGATACTGGCCGCCGGGATGTCCAAAGCGTTGCCGTCAGCAAGGTTAAATTCGAGCATTTTGTTTGGTGAACTCCGATGGGTGGTGAAACGCGTTGACGGCGTGCAACCGCTGTTGAGTATAACACGCAGTTGTGTTATCTACCATGCACATACCCGGTTTTCAAGGTAGCCCGCACGATGACCTCGCACCAATCCAAACGTTGCGTTGCCGTTGCACAGCTCCACTACCCGTGGTAGACTGCATGCTATTCAACACACATGCATAGGATAACCTGCATGGAGAAATTCAGCTTATGATCGCTCTCGCACTCGCATGTTCGCTGCTGGCCCTGATTTCGGGGCTGCTGGCGATCGGGAGTGGGGTCGATTTCCACTTCACGCCGCGAGACATCCTGCGCGGCCGTGAAAACGCTCTCGCCTATGTTTGGGTGGTCTGCTCGACAATCTTCACGATCGCACACACCGCGGTGTTGGGGTTCTGGGCACTGCTCAACGGCCTCTTTTACGTCGGCCCGCACACCAACATGTGGATGCCGCTTCATGCCGGCATGGGCATTCTCTTCTTCACCGCACACCTGTTCATCAAGCACAAGCTGATCGTCTCGCGCGGTCTCGAGCCGGTCTATCTCTGGGGCAACCGATAATGTCGAACAACGCCGCCGCCGCGGCCAATATCGCAGCGAGCGTAAGCCCCGACTACGCGTCGGCGATCGGCCACACGCTGTTCTTCGTGGGCGGTTCGCTCATCACGTTGCTCGCGTCGATCTTCGATGCGACGCGACGCACGGCACTGAAGCTCGCCGCCGGCTGCATGTTCGGTGGCGTCGGCGCTTTGCTGGCGGGGTGGATCATGGAGGGCCGCAGTCTTCCCTGGCAGCTTACGGCGGCCGGCATCGCCGGCGTGATGACCGAGAACATCGTTCTCGGCTTCATGAACGCGTCGAAGCAGTTCGCCGAGAGTCCTTTGACGACGATTACAAACGTCGTGAAGGACATCATTCCGTCGCTGCCCGGCATGAAGAAGGATTGATGCGCCGCACAATCCTCGCGGCGCTCCTCGCGCTGCTGATCCCGGAGCGCACCGCTCCCCAAACCCAACGGCACCACTACGCCCGTAGTGCATAGTGTCCGGCACACACGAGGTTTCCATGGACTATAACCACCTCAAACTGGCGCAGGAGATTGCGCGTGACGAAGGCGACAAGCTTCGCGTCTACCGCTGCACCGCCGGCAAGTTGTCGATCGGCAAGGGGCGCAACCTCGACGACGTCGGCATCTCGGCCGAGGAGACTCGGGTGTTGGGCATCACCGTCGCCAGCATCATCAAGTACGGCATTACGCAAGCGCAGTCGGACTATCTCTTTTTCAACGACATCAAGCGCAGCGAAGCCGACCTCGACCGCAAGCTGCCTTGGTGGCGCAAGCTCGACGACGTCCGCCAGCGTGTGCTGCTGAACATGTGCTTCAACATGGGCATCGGCAACGGCATCAAGGGCCTGACTGGCTTCAAGAACACCCTCGAGTTCGTCCGCACCGGGAAATACGGCGCCGCCGCCGATGGCATGGCGAACTCGAAATGGGACGGCCAGGTTGGCGCACGCGCCGATCGCCTCGAGAAGATGATGCGCACGGGGCAAGACGCCTGATGCGAGCCTTCGATAGTCGCTTCGCCGCTGTCTACAACGACACCGCGCGGTTCCCGACGATCGACGACGTGGCCGACGAGCTGGGTGTCAGCGTCAAGACCGTGCGCAACCGCGCCGGCGAGATGCGCACCCTGGCACGCGAGCTCGACGCCGACACCGCGGAACTCATCGATCGCAGCCGCGGCGCGCGTCGACCGAAGGCGCCGGTCGAGGAAGTGAAGACCGTGCCGGTGTGGTCGCGCACCGATCCGATAAAACCGAAGCCGCGCGCGCCGGGGCAGGGGGTTCGCTACTTCTTCCTCGGCGCTGGCCAAGATGGATCTGAGGTCCACCACGGCTTCATGGACAACATGGAAGCCTATGCGGCGTGGCTCGGTGATTCCGAGACCATGATTTCTGGCTCGACCTACAACAAGCAGCTGTTTGAGAGCCACGACAAGAACGACGCGGACAAGCACTGGTGGCACCCGCGTATCATGAAATACTGGACCCAAGACCAGGTCGAGATAGGCGATGGTCTCCTGTTCTGCGGGGAGATGAATACGCTTCCTACGGCCACCAATCCCCTGTCGGGCTTCGAGACCTACACGCGCGATAAGTGGGGCGTGTTCCCGCACGCCAAGGTCCAGTTGCAGTCGGTTGCGACGGCCAAGATGGCGCGCACCAAGCAGCTGATGACCACCGGCTTCGTCACAATGCCGAACTACGTCCAGAAGAAGGCGGGCATCAAGGCTAGCTTCCACCATGTGATCGGCTGCGTGCTCGTCGAGTTGCACCCTGATGGCTCGTTCTTCTGCCGGCACCTGCTGGCCGAAGACGACGGCAGCTTCTACGACCTCGATCGCCGTGTGGAGCGCGGCAACGTGACCACCGACCACCGGGCAGAAGCCCTGGTCTATGGGGACATCCACCACGAGAAGCTCGACCCGATCGTTGAGCGCACGACATGGGGCGAGGGCGGTCTACTCGATCGCTTCCGGCCGCGTCACCAGTTCTTTCATGATCTGTCCGACTTCACCGCTCGAAACCACCACCGAATCAAAGATCACCATTTTAGGTTCGCGACCCATGCGCACGACACCGCCAACGTGCGTGATGCGCTGTCGGGTTGTGCCCAATTCCTCGTAGACACCTCGCGCCCTTGGTGTCGCTCCGTGGTCGTCGAATCCAATCATGACCAGGCTCTGGTGACATGGCTCAAGACGGCCGACTATCGGGAGGACCCTGAGAACGCGGTCTTCTTCCTTGAGTGTCAGACCTACTATTACCAGCAGCTGGGACTGGGCGTGCAGACACCACCGGTGTTCGAGCATGTGCTCAACGACCTGTCAGCTGGTCTCACGGCGAACATCGAGTTTGTCGGTGAGGACGACACATATATCATTTGCGGCGACATTGAGTGCGCCATGCACGGGCATCTCGGCGCCAATGGATCGCGCGGCAGTCCCAAGCAATTCACACGCGCCGGACCCAAGTCGATCAGCGGACACACCCACAGTCCGCAGATCATCGACGGCGCGGTTGTGGTCGGGGTCTCGGGCAGCCTGGACCAAGGTTACAATCGCGGCATGTCCTCTTGGGACCATACGCACTGTCTCGTTTACCCGAACGGGAAGCGTTGCTTGATAACGCTGATGAATGGTAGATGGTTCGCGTGAATCTGATCTCCCGAAAAGATGCTAAGGCCCAAGGTTTGCGGCATTATTTTACGGGCAGGCCATGTAACAAAGGTCACATCGCCAAGCGTCGCACGGGCAACTTCAACTGCCTCGACTGCGAGGCGGACGTGCGCTTGACGAAGGTCGACTACATCGCGACATGGCAACGCGAGAATAAAGACAAAGTGAGAGCCCGCAACGATCGCTGGAATGAAGCGAACATCGAGCAGAAGCGGGCCTACGGTCGCCAATGGATCCGCGACAATCCAGACAAGGCTAACGCTGCGACTGCGCGACGTCGTGCTCGCATACTCCAAGCGACGCCGAAATGGGCGGATCAGGACGCGATCACCCTCTACTATGAGACCGCCGCCGCGCTATCAGCGCAGACAGGTGTGCCCTACGAGGTCGACCATATCGTGCCGCTGCAGGGCAAGAACGTCTGCGGTCTCCATGTCCAGAACAATCTTCGCGTCGCCAAGCAAAAAACCAATCGGTCGAAAGGCAACAAGCTGATAGAATCGCTGGCGACCGCATAAACCGGTTGCGCTGCTCGCGGTGCATGGTAGACGACACACACAAAGGAGTGACAAACATGAAGCGTGATTCGAAACCAACCCGCCGCGATCGTCACTCTCCCGTCGCTTTACCCACCGAGGCGCTAATAGCACCTGGGCCGCGGGCGCGCGGTATCGGCGAGCTCAAGCCGAAGAACGACGCACAGCGTCGCTGCATCGCCACGATCAACGCCAGTCAGCTGACATTCCTGAAGGGGCCGGCAGGCACGGGCAAGACCCATTGTGCCGCCGGCCTGGCTGCTCTCGCGCTGCGCGATAAGGTGGTCGACCAAGTGATCGTAACTCGGCCGAACGTCGAGGCTGGAACCCCGATGGGTTTCCTCAAGGGCACGATGGAGGAGAAGTTCGCTCCCTACTTCCTGCCTGTGCGCAAGATCTTCGAGAAGATCCTCGGCGCCGCAACCGTCGAGGCGTATATCGCCAACGGCCGTATCGAGATCGCACCGGTGCCATTCTTACAGGGCCACACCTTCGAGAACGCCTTCGTGCTGCTCGACGAGGCGCAGAACATGACGCCGCGCGAGATGGAGATGTTTCTCACTCGCATCGGCGAGCACAGCAAGATCGTGGTCGACGGCGACGCCCATCAGCGCTTCGGTGAATACCAGGGCATCGACGGGTTCACTGACGCGATCGACCGCATGCGCGGCGTGAAGTCGGTCTCGGTGTTCGAGTTCACCCTCGACGACATCGTCCGCTCCGGCCTCGTGCGCGAGGTCATCGAGCGCTACCGCAACAACTCCCGGAAACCACATGACAACGACGACCACATTGGAAGCGGTGCCGCCCCCTACTTTCTCGGCATCCCTTGCCAATGATCCCTGGGATCTGAACCTCGCTGTCTTTGGTCTGTTCGAGGGCATCAACATGCCCTCGGCCAGGCTCGAGGCGCTCCTGGCGGCGCACGTCAAGAAGCAGCACTTCGCCGACATGGCTATGGTCTACGAGAGCCGCTGGTGGGACTACCGCCGGCTCTCGCCAGGCCATAGCTTCATGTTGTTCAATCGCGAGTATCTCAAGGCGATGCGGGCGGGCGCGCGCAACTTCGTGATGTCACGAGGCCCGCAGCGAGACAAGAACGGCAAGGTCATGACCGCCGGCGAGGTCGCGTCGTTCAACAAGCTCTACGGCGCCATCTTCACGAAGCAGGTTGAGGCCGACATTTGGGAGCGCGGCTCTCAATACATCGTCGGCATGTTCAAGGCGATGGTCGCGGCCGACCTGTTCGGCATCCCCTATGACGCCTTCTGTAAGCTCGCGATCGAGAACGCGCTCGAGCGCCAATGGGACCGCGTTCCCCAGCCGTGGCACCTCTACAACGACCGGATGTGTGCAGAGACAATCAACCTTTGGCAGGCGGAGTGCCAGCACAAGCTGCGCGCGGCTGCGCATCCGGCATTCGAGATCGAGAACTATTGCGGGCTCAAGATCCAGGACGACTATCGCCGGTGGCTGATCGCCCAGATCGAGGAGCGCGGCGTGGTGGCTGACCCCGCGGTCCCATTGGCAGTGATGGTCTACCACAAGCGGCACCTGCCCGAGGAGCTGGCGGCCGCGCATTTCTCCGAGGTCACAATGCGACGCGCGAAAGCCTTGGGTTGACCCCTTGGTCGATTCGGGCTAGTGCATAGTCAATGACACACACTCACACGAACGGCAGCGGACACGAATGAGCTACACCTTCGATGCCGCCTTCCAGGAGAAGGTCGGTTCCTTCTTCCTTCGTGATGACACGTTCTGCCATGCGGTTGATGGGCTTATCCAGCCGCAATATTTCGAGAACGACACGCTGCAGCAGCTGATCTGGGTGCAGCGCGAGTATTGGGATCAATACCGCGCGTGCCCGTCGCTGCAGACCTACGTCCAGGCGTTCAAGGACGCTCAGGCGCGGAAGCAGATCACAGTCGCGGATATGGATGAGGCGAAGCGGCTGCTCGGCGCGCTCTATGCGCCTGGCGCTTGCACGCCGGCCGATCGCCAGTTCGTCATCGACAAGATCGCAGAGTTCGCGCGCGAGAAGGCGATCGAGGGGGCGACCCTCGATATGGCTGACGCGCTCGACCAGATCGATCCCGCGAAGAAGGTCAGCGCGATCGAGAAGGCGGCAACCAATATGACCGCGGCCTTCGGCGTTGGCTCGGTCGACGTCGAGCGCGCCCACAACTTCAAGGATCGCATCAAAGAACGCGCCGCTAAGCGTCAGGCGCTCGCCGCCGGCACAGCGATCCCAACAGGCATCACCACCGGCTGCCCTCAGCTCGACCAGTATCTGTTCCCTCACCACGGCTGGGGCCGCAAGGAACTGTCGATCCTGATGGGGCCACCCAAGTCCGGTAAGACCGCCGGCCTGGTCACCTTTGCCAAAGCCGCGGCCGGCGCCGGCAAGAACGTCTTCTACGCCTCCTGCGAAGTCTCGAAGGAAATTATCGAGGATCGTCTCGACGCGAACATCTCGCGCGTGCCGGTCAAGGAGCTGCGCAAGCGCGCGGTCGAGGTCGAAGCTGCTGGCGACGCATGGGCACAGCACGCGGGTGTCCTGGAGATCCAGGACTTCCCCACCGGCACGCTCAAGGTCTCCGAGCTCCGCCGCCTACTGAAGCGCTACGAGTCCGACGGCATCATCTTCGACATGATCGTCGTCGACTATATCGACATCATGGCGCCTGAGCGTCGCGAGAGCGACAAGCGACATGAGCTCAGCCAGATCACTCGCGACCTTCGTGCGCTCGCGAAGGATATGAACGCCGCGGTCCTGACCGCCACCCAGACCAACCGAGAAGGCACGCGCAAAGCGGCCAAGAACGTCACCGACGGCACGGACGTCGCGGAGGATTACGACAAGGTCCGTCTGGCCGACGCGCTGATCACGATCAACGCGAGCGCCGAGGAGAAGCAGAACGGCGAGGTCGTCCTCTACTTCTCCGAGATGCGTAACACCGAGGGTGGCCTGCGGCTGCGTTTCAACCAGGAGATTGACTGCATGCGGTTCATCACCAATTTCGTCGGGCTCGACTCGTAGTGTTCATAACACATGCACTCTTCGCACTGTGGGGCCTTTGCTTCCGATGCTTCGGCACCGGCGAGCATTGGTCCTTCAGCCTGTTCGCCGGCTGGCATCGTCGGCCGTGTGAGTGCTGCTCGCCGCCTGGCGAAGGCTGTAGGGTCGCGCACGCATGAATGAGGAGAGGGGCTACGATCAGGTCACGGCCGAGGACTTCCTCGAGCACGAGGGCTTCGAGTATCGCGGCCCCTTGTCCGGCCGATCGGGCATGCAGTTCAACGTCAAAGTCTGCCCGCGCTGCAGCACGGAGGACTGGAAGGTCTATCTCGGCGTGGAGAGCGGTCTCGGTAACTGCTTCAAGTGCGGCCCCTTCAATCTCTGGTCGTTCGCGAAGGCTCACCTGGGCACCGAAGATTCGAAGGCGATCGGCAAGCTGTTCGACGAGATTGCGAAACTTGGCGGCTGGAAGCCCAAGAAGCGCGCGCTAAAGCGCGATGTCGCGCCGGCGATCGAGGGTGAGGTCAAGCTGCCGCACTCGATCGAACTGCCGACCCATGACGGCCGCACGCTGCCCTACATCGACAAGCGCGGTATCACCAACGATCTGGCCCGCTATTTCGGGCTGCGCTACTGCCACGACGGCGCGTTCAAATACGCCAAGGAAGACGGCTCGCCTCAGTCGATGGTCTTCTCCGGCCGCGTCATTATCCCGGTGTGGGATCTCGACCGAACGCTGGTGACCTTCCAGGGCCGTGACATCACCCGAGAGAGTGACCGCAAGTATCTGTTCCCGCCGCGGCTGCCTGGCACCGCGCGCTTCCTCTACAATGGTCACAACGCGATCGGCGCGGCGCACATTGCGATGGGGGAGGGGGCTTTCGACGTCATCGCGACCAAGAAGGCGCTCGACCAGGACGCTGCGATGCGCGCGATCGTTCCTGTTGGATCCTTCGGCAAAAACCTGACGCTGACCGGCGAACAGCCCAACCAGCTGACCGCGCTGCTCAAGTTGAAGGCGGCCGGCCTGAAGATCATTACGATCATCTGGGACGGCACGCCGGACGCTCTCTCGGCCGCGGTCGACGCCGCGCAGCAGCTGACGGCGCATGGCTTCCAGGTGCGCATCGCATTCCTGCCGAAAGGCTGTGATCCGAACGAAGTCGAACCGGCGGTGGTGCGCTACGCGATCGCCAACGCTCGGCCGTATTCCCGAACCCTCGCAATGAAGATCAAAGTGCGGAACCCTTACAAATGACCACAATCTACGATGAGATCGTGCAGCTGAAGAACTGCGCCCTTGAGCTGTTCGTCGGCAACCTCCTGGGCGACGGATCCTATCGTCGCGTCTACGACATGAGGCACGAGCCGGAACATGTCTTGAAGATCCAATACGGGCCTGGCCACCACAACGCGATGGAGTGGGAGATATGGCAGGCGGTGAAGGGCACCAAGTGGGAGCGCTGGTTCGCGCCGTGCGTCCGCATCGACAGTTGGGGCTCAGCGCTAATCATGAAGAAGGCGACGGTGTTCGAGAATGAACCTGACTTCCTCGAGAAGGTTAAGCGGGTCCCGACGTTCTTCGACGACGTCCGGTGGACCAACTGGGGCATGATCGATGGGCGGCCGGTCTGCATCGACTACGGCTACACGCACCTGCTGCGGGCCGGATTGTGGGGCACGACACCGGGCCTGAAGCGCACGCATCGCTACGGGAGGTCCTAACCGTCACCCGTGACAGTTTGCCTTCAGCGCATCCGAAAAGCATCTGCTCAAAGAATGTGCTTTCGAAGGGTCCAATGGCAAACTGTCACGCGCGACAGAGTCGTTGAATTTGGGGCTTGCGGCGGGCAGGGCGCTGGTGAAGATGCGCTATGGCTACGAAGGCCCTGGATCTCGGCAGCATCCTCGACGCGCTCGCGCATAAGAGCAGCCGGCCGCGCTATGCGTTCATGGTGCTCAACCTGCTTTGCGAGCAGGCAGACGACCGCGGCAAGGTAGGGCCGTTCGTCAAACTCAATGGCAAGGATCTCGCGTTGCGCGATTGGGTCGGCGCTAGGCTGTCGACGATGGCAGAGAACGTCGGCCGCCGCGTCGACCTGGCGAAGCGCGTGCGCGATGAGCTCAGTGACCAACTGCCGGCGGATTTGCTCGAGGCCCAGGAGATGGTCGATCGAGTGGTCGAACGGCGAGCTCGCGAATCGGGAGCGGATAATTTCAGCCGCGTGCTGCCCGATCTCGAGGCCGCGGGCTTTCTGAAACGCCACTATGAAGGGCGGATCACCAACCACGCGAACCGCGGCGGCCGTCGCAACCTGGTCTGCACCATGTCGGCCGACGCCTTGGCTGCGCTGCGTAGGCGTGATACACTGATCTAGCGCTAAGCCATTGATAATTTAACATAATCTCTATTATCAATCTGGGATGTGGGCTCGTCTATCGAACACATCGGCTAACGCCTGCTCGTCTATCGCACACAAAAGATTCGTCTATCGCACACAAAACGGCTAAGCCTTGATTCGTCTATCGCACACAAATGGGAGTGGCGAATGGCTGCTGTGGTCAAGCTCGTTGAAGATCTGTTCCTCGATCCCCAGGATCGGCTGAGCTACCGCGACGTCCTCAGCCTGATGGAATACCCCTTCTTCTCCATCTCGAAGAAGCCTGCGTTCGAGGCGCGCATCTACGACGACGGCACGACCCGCATCGAGGTGCAGCCCGGCCACCGCGGCTTGGCGACGATCTGGGACAAGGACCTTCTGATCTACATCTTCTCGCAGATCACCAGGCTGCAGAACGAAGGTCAGGAGGTATCGCCCAAGGTCCGGTTCCACGCGCACGATTTCTTCGTCGCCTGCGGCCGGTCCTCGGGTGGTCGAGCCTATGAGGATCTCGCGCTTACGCTCGATCGGCTGCAGTCGACATCGATCCGCACCAACATCACCACAAAGAACGGCCAGACCGAGCGCACGTTCTTCTCCTGGATCAAATCGGGGCGCATGAGCGAGCGCACCCTCCCCAACGGCAAGAGGGTCCTCGGCATGGTCGAGGTCGAGCTCGAGGACTGGGTCTACCGCCAGGTCGCCGACGATCGGACGATCCTGATGATCGACCAGGACTATTTTCAGCTTACCTCCGGCGTGCTGCGCCGCATCTACGAACTGGCGCGCAAGCATTGCGGCAACAAGACCAGCTTCGCGATCAACCTCTCGCGGCTCGCCGAGAAGATCGGCTACGAGCTCGACGACATGCGCAACTTCAAACGCATCGTCACCCAGGCGGTGGCTGACGACGAGCTGCCCGAATATCATTTCCATGTCGCGCTGATCGGGGACCCGACGAACGAACCGGTTCAGAATATCAGCAAGGTCCGCGGCATCGGATCGCTCAAGGCAGTGTTCACGCGACGGCTCAATGTGTCCGATAGACGACCAGCCCCTCTCCGGTCGCCGGGCCGCAGGATCGAGTCTGTGCTTGTGTCCGATAGGCGACCAGTCGCGCCGGCGCTTGTGTCCGATAGACGAGTGGAGGAGCCGCCAGCGGCCGAGGAGCAATCTCCCGAGGAGCGCGCCGCTCTTTCGCAGCAGTTGGGGCAACTGATGGACCGACTCGCAGGCAATATGAAGCTCGACCCTGACGCCTGATTCGACGGAATTGGCACCCGCGCGCACCGGAAAAGCCAACACATTCGTCTATCGAACACATTCGCCCGTCTATCGAACACGAAGGGTCGCCACGCCCGTCTATCGAACACAATGGCACCCGTCTATCGAACACCAGACCGCCGTCTATCGCACACAAAGGTTCGTCTATCGAACACGATGTTGCATCGCAGCGCTTTGTAATTACGTGCGAATTGCAACCCTAACTCTGTAACAAATAGATTCAAACAGTGACTCTTAACCGCGCCGCCCGAACGGAGCTCCGCCCCTGAAGGGGCTCCGTCCGTGCGGCGATCTCGCGCATGGTGTTCACTATTCGTTCGCAGAATTGCGGCGACTGACTTGCGCATTTCTCCCCTTGCGGGGTGTGTGTGAAGCAGCTATCAAACACCTGCATACCGTTCTACACAACATTGGACGGAGTAAGAAAGAAAATGAGCGCAAGTGTTATCAAGCTGCCGACCGCAGCACAGAACGACGACTATCCCCTGGCGCACACCAAAGCGTCGAGGATGTTCAAGGACGGCGTCGAGAAACTCGACAGGGACTCTGGCATCAGCCAGCGAGCCCTGGCGAAGAACCTCGGCTACAAGTCGTCTGTCGTGATCAGCCACATGGCGAGCGGCCGAGCCCCGATCCCGATCGAGCGTGTGCCGGACTTCGTTCGGCTCATCAAGCTCGACGCGGCTGAGTTCCTGCTGGCCGTGCTTGAGCAGCGATATCCCAACATCGACTTCCTGCGCATTCTGGTGGGCTCGAAGGCGAACCTGGCTAAGGGTATGGCTGACGACGAACAGATGGTCTTCGACGACCTGCAAGCCGCCGCCGGCATCCCGTTGTCGAATCTGTCGCGCGACCACTACGGCGTGCTGAAGGAAGCGGCCGCGGACTCGCGGGCGATCCGACGCTGGCTGACTATCCCCGAGCTCGGCATCATGGATGTCATTCGGGAAAGTCGACCCGAGCTGGTCGAAAATGGCTTGGATCCCAAGCAGCGCCGTGCCCTCAAAGAGGCAGTGACCGCGATCTAATCGCGGTTGCAATGTTGGATGCGCGTCTGCACGCCTGATTCTCCAAGGAGGACAACGTGCAGACCGACCAACAGCTCTACGCATTCCAGCTCTTGCTGGAGCCCCTGCCCTTCGACGAGTTCGCCGAGATCGACGCGGCGGCACATCCTACGAGGCGGCAATTCCTCGACGCCGGTGGCATAGCAATCTTCGACATCGATAGGATCGCGTATCGAGGCCCCGACGGCACATCGGTCGCGATCCACGTCGTCCCCAGATCATGACCCACACAAAAGCCGCGATCGCCAGCTTGTGCGATCGCTGCTTTGTGCTAGTGAGTGCATATAGAACAACACACACGCACGAGGAGCGACATGCAAACGAGTATCAGGAAGGAGGCGCTAAAGCGCACCGTCAGCATGCTGACACGACGGGGCGTCAAGGTCACCTTCCGCGGTGTCACACCTTACGTCGCGGCCGACAAGCGCACGGGCAAGGTCTCGCACCTCAATCTCCCCGAGATCCCCGACGAGCCGTCGCAGATGCTGATCGACGCGCTCCAGGGCTATGTCGATCACGAGTGTGGCCACATCTTCTATACGCCGTTCAAGCGTATCCCCAATGACAACTCGCGGGCCAAACTGGCCAATATCTTCGAGGATATCCGCCTCGAGAAGATGCTGCCGCGCGACCTGCCCGGCACCAAAGACAATCTGGAGCGGATGTATGTGAACTGGATCCCGCTTTTGATCCAGCCAGGCGTTGACAAGGCGATCGAGGCCAAAGACCCGTCACACATCGCCGCGGTGCTTCTCGTGCCGACAATGCGCGCGCTAGGAGGCCAGAAGGTCTTCATCGATCTGATGGACCGCAACGCCTATTGGCCACACATGAAGCCGCTGCTCGATCGCCTGCCGGGCTTCGGCACGCAGATCCAGGCGATGGAAACCTATGACGACGTGCTGGCGTGCGTCCTCGCGCTCGACAAGGCTCTCACGCCTCCACCCCCTCCCCCGCCACCGCCGGCTCCTCCCGCCCCTCCTCCCCCGCCCCCCAGTGACGACAATCAGGATGATGAGCCCGAACAGGACGACGAGCCCCAGAAGGGCGACGGCGACGGCCAAGGCGAGCGCGAGGACGATGCCGAGAACGACACGCAGCCGAACGATGACGACGAGCCTGGCACTGAGCCCGGCGCTGACGGCGAAGACGAAGGTGATGACAGCGAAGGGGGCGATGATGACGAAGGCGATGCGTCTGATGAAGGCGGTGAGCCTGACGACGGTGAGCCAGCTGGCGATGACCAGAGCGATGATGACGGCGCCGGCACCGAATCGGATGATGCTGACGACACGGACGATGGGCAAGACGGCGCTGATGAGGGAGATGGCGACGACGGTCCACAGGATAACTGCGGCGGCGGATCGTCTGGGTCTGGAAATGACCAAGGCGACCGCGATGATGACGAGCCTGCCGGCAGCGATGAGGATGGCGACCGCAACGTCACGATGACGGATGCGCTGGCGATGCTCGATCCCACCCTCAGACGCGCTCTTTTCATGCAGAAGAAGCTCAAGAAGTCGGTCGACGAAATTGCGGGCGAATTGAACGTCGGTGTTTCGGAGGTCGAACAGATGCTGCGGGACGCTCGTCGCGAACTCGCACGGATTTTGAGGAGCTAGAGCGTGCTGGACTTTCATTCTGCGGTCGATATCGTCGATAGCTACGGACCCTATTCGTCGGCCTGGCCCGACGCGTTGAAGGGCGATCTGGAAGCGCTCGCGGTCAGCGACAGCGCCTTTGCTGACCACCTGATTGAGATGCGCGACATCGAGGATCAGCTGGGCGCCTGGACTGACGACGATGACGGCGTAGAGATCCCCGACGAAGGCATCGGAGGCGCAGGCAGCTCCGACACGAACGTCGGGCAGGACACACCCATCAACATCGACACCGACCAGCTGATGGACATGGACGAGATGTTGTCGGCGTTCATCGAGCGCTCGATCGCCGAGACGGACCAGCCCTATCGCGTATTCACGAAGGACCTGGACGAGCTCACCGACATTGGCACGCACGGCGTGTCCCTCGAGTTCCTGCAGAACGACACCGCCTCGGTCGTCGGCCCGCTGCAGAAGGAACTGACGCGCCTGATCGCAGCCCGCACGCAATCGGTGCGGTTGCCGGGGCAGCGCAAGGGAAAGCTAAACAGCTCGTCGCTTCACCGCGTCGTGAGCGGCGATGACCGCGTGTTCTATCGCAAGCAGGAAGCGCTCGCGCTCGACACGGCTGTCAGTCTGGTGATCGACTGCTCCGGCTCAATGGGCAACAATTACAATGGCGGCTCTCACCGCAGCTCCAGGATCGCGCTGGCGACAAAGTCCGCCTATGCAATCGCATCGGTGCTTCATCGCATCGGCGTGCCGTTCGAGGTGCTCGGCTACACGACGCTGCACTTCCAGCCTGACGCGGCATATATGGCTGAGGTCGACCATGCCGACGCGCTCGCGCCAATCTCCCGCTTTACGCCGCTTTCCTACCCCCGGTTCAAAGAGTTCGGCGAGCCGTTCACGATCGACATCCAGCGTCGGTTCGCCGCAGTCTACAACACCGCCGGCGCGATCGCGATGGGCAGCACGATCGAAGGCTGCGCGGTGGACTTCGCCGCTCGCCGCCTGATCGAGCAGCGAGCCAAGCGCAAGCTGATGATCGTTCTGTCGGATGGCCTACCCCAGGGGCCGAGAAAGTCACATAGGGCGATGAGCTATCCCGCGCATGCGGCCGAGACCGTCAAGGCAGTGGCCGCGGCCGGTGTCGATATCGTCGGGGTCGGCATCCAGCACGCCGGCGTGACGAACTACTATCCCAACTCGATGGTCATTCAGAACCTCCAGGAAATGCCGGCGAAGCTGATGGCGACGCTTAAGCGCTTCCTCGTCAGCTGATGGCTTTTATGCATAGTAGATAACACCCATTCACAGCCGCTCAAAAAGCTGCTACCTGAGAATCACCGCAAGAGACGGTAACGAGGAGTTTAGAATGACACAGACCAATGTTGCGATGGCGGGGTCGAGCGAGGAGTTCGACGAATCCCCCATCACATGCGAGATCTGCGGGGCTGCGGTGCACCACATCGGCAAGCACCTCGCTGACGCCAACCACCAGGCTAGTCGCGCCGCCACCGCATCGCCCCGCGGGGTAACCCTGGACGATTACAAGAGCTGGTATCCCGACGCACCGGTTACGTCGCAGGCATTCGATCGCGCTGAGGCGCGCATTCTAGCAGAGAAGCGTGAGGAGGTTCGTCAGGAGATGGCTGCCCAAGCAAAGATTATTCCGTTCGCCCGCCCTGACACTGTCGAGCGCAAGCCGATGTATCAGGTGTTCGGCCTGCCGCTCGATGCAAGCGCGCGCACCGCACCCCGCCGTGGTGCGGCCGAGGGTGACGTCATCAAGATTGACGTGCTGGTCGGCAACTCGGCCGAAAGCCAGGAGGCGGTGGCTGAGATCGACAATGACTATGTGTTCCGCGTCGACGAGCTGAAGGACGCGTTGATGAGCCTCGCGCTCAACGACAACCTCTACGCCTACGGGCCGCACGGCACGGGCAAGACGTCGTTCCTCGAGCAGATCCTGGCGCGCACCAATCGTCCGATGATTCGCGTCCAGCACACGGACACGACCGAAGAAAGCCATATCATAGGTCAGATGGTGGTGCGCGAAGGCGCAACCCACTTCGACTATGGGCCTCTCGCGGTGGCGATGATTAACGGCTGGACCTATCTCGCCGATGAATACGACGTCGCCCACCCTGGTGTCCTTGCGGTCTATCAGCCGGTGCTCGAGGGCAAGGCGCTCTACATCAAAGAGGCGCCGCCATCGATGCGTCTGGTCAAGCCGCACGCGAACTTCCGGTTCGTCGCGACGGGCAATACCAATGGGTCGGGCGACGATACGGGCCTCTACTCCGGCACGAAAATCGGCAACGCCGCGAACTACTCGCGCTTCGGTACGTCCATCAGGATCGACTACCCCTCCAAGGAGGTTGAGATCCAGATGATCATCAACCGGATCGGGGTGAAGCAGGACATCGCCGCCAAGCTGCGCGAGGTCGCCGAGCGCGTGCGTGAGCAATATGAGGCGGGCGAGATCAGCCTGCCCATCAGCCCCCGCGAGGTGCTCGGCGCCGCCAAGAAGGGCGTCGCGACGGGCGGCAAGTTTCGCCACGGTCTCGATCTCAACTTTATCAATCGCCTCAACAAGACAGAAGCCGAAGCTGTGCGCCAGGTCGCGCAGCGCGTGTTCGGAGGCTGACGTGACGGGCTTGGGGGTTGCCCTGAAATCCCTCTCCTCAACCTCGGGCGGTCTCGAAAGGGGCCGCCCATTTTTTGCTTCTCTCTTATGCTCGCGCATGGTAAGTGACACACATGCAAAGCCCACCCGGTTGTTTTGGCTCGATGATCGCCTACGACCACAAGACCCCAACCTGCCAAGGCTGTCCCGCGCGCGTCGGTTGCCAAGATCGCGTGGCGGACCTGCGCCCCAAGGTCATCATGTTGCTTGACCGCTTCAACGACGCCGAAGGCAAGCCGATGAGCCACGCCTGGCTGACCCGCGGCGAGCGAGCGACGCGCAAGCGTGCGCTGCGAGATGAGTCATTGATCGCGGTCGGTCTCGCGCATGATTACCGCGACGCGACGCACGAAGCGACAGCAGCGCGCTGTGGTCGCGACAAGATTGACCCTCGCACCTGCGACCGCAACGCACTCGCGACGCTGTCACGCAATCTCGGCATTGTCGTCGGTCGTCTGAGAAGTTCACCCGCGACGCTTGACGACCTGGCTGCGGAACTTCGCGAGCATCGCCAACACACTGAAAGCTATTCGATGCGCGCGGTTCGCCGCGAGGCTTCCTTTCTCATCTCAATGGGTCGCGCACGCTACGCCGGCCCCGTCCTGGAGCTCCTATGATCTACCCTGCCCTTGGCGGCCGCACCGACTTTTCGCTCGGCGAATCAACGATCGCTGTGAAGAACCTCGTCAAGATCGCCGAGGATCTGCAGACCGACGTCGTCGGCATCTGCGACACGATGTCCGTGTCCTCGCTGATCGACGCGAGCAAGGCGTTCGCCAAGGCCGGCAAGAAGGTCGTTGTGGGCGCGCGCATCCGCGTGGTCGACGCTGCCGAGAAGGAAGCGACGCTGAGCTTCATCAAGCTATGGCCGATCGACCTCGTTGGACTGCAATCGATCTATCGCCTGATCTCCCGCGGCTTCGAGGCCGATCGCTTCTACTACAACGCGCGCGTTACCTGGGATGACATTCGCGAACTGGTCGCGACCGAGCATGTCGTGCTGACGACCGGTGACCTGGAGAGCGCTGTGCAGCGTCAGGACAGCGCGCGACACCTGATGCAGCTTAACGAGACGGCACGCTTTGCTGCGGTGTTCTATGAGCTGGTGCCGAGCGCGACACCCTATTTCAGTCGGCAGAACCACCGCGCCCGCACGATCGGTCAAGCGATGGGCGCCGAACCGATCACCATCCAGCCGATGTTCTGGGAGGGCGACAACGCGCTGGTTTATTCGATCAACGCGTCGATCGCCGAGAACCGTCCCTATTTCGACTACCTGCGCCCGGCGACCGATTTTGTGCCGCTCGCCGTGGAGCCGCTGGTCAAGGCAGCCAAGTCTGCAGCGGACGCGCTGACCGTTCGATACAACACCGCCGGTGCTCAAGGCGCACAGGCCAGCCTCGATGCGTTCGTAACCGGCATCAAGAACACCGCGCGCCTGGTCGACCTGTGTCAGTATAGCTGGGCGAAACAGGACCCCTGCCTTCCCGTCATCGCAACTGACCCAGACGCCGCGCTCCTCGAGGCGTGCAAGACGGGCATTCGCGAGCGCTTCACCGCGCCAGTGTTCGGTCACCAGCCGACGCCCCAAGAGATCGCCGACACCTATGTGCCGCGTCTCAAGTTCGAGCTCGACACGCTGATGCGGCTTGGCTTCAGCCAATACTTCCTGCTGGTTGCCGATCTGGTGCGCTGGTCCAAGGCTCAGGGGATCCTGGTCGGACCAGGCCGCGGGTCGGTCGGCGGTTCGCTTGTCGCGTATCTGATGGGCATCACCGATGTAGATCCGATCCGCTTCGATCTGCTGTTCGAACGTTTCATCAACCCGGATCGCCTCGACCTTCCCGACGCCGATCTCGACTTCATGTCGACCCGCCGCGAAGAGGTCATTCGATACCTGAGCGACAAGTATGGCGAGGCGCGCGTCGCCGGCATCGTCAACTACAACACCATGGGCGCGCGCGACGCGCTGCGATCGGTGCTCCGCATTCACGATCGCCTCGACCTGGCGCCGATCACCAAGTTCATCGGCGACACCCACGGCATCTCGGCGACGCTCGAGGAAGCCAAGCAGACCGTCGGTGAAGTGGAAATGTTCGCCGAGGAGCACCCGCTTGTCTGGAGCCAGGCGGTCGCGCTTGAAGGCAAGATGCGCGCGTTCGGGCAGCACGCCGCTGGCGTCGTCGTCGCGGGCGAGGACATCGTCAACCGTGCGGTGATCGAGCGTCGTTCTGACGGCCGCGTCATCAACTGGGACAAGCGCGTGAGCGAGGACCAGGGCCTTGTGAAACTCGACGTGCTGGGCCTCGCGACGCTCGACGTGTTCGACTATGCCTTGAAGCTGATCTTCCAGCGTCACAGCAAAAAGATCGACCTCAACAGCCTCGACCTGTTCGACGCTGATACGCTCGCCGTCTTCTCCAAGGCCAAGACTGCCGGTGTCTTTCAGTTTGAAGGCGCTTCGGTGCGCCGCCTGCTCAAGCAGATGGCAAAATCAGACACGCTGACATTCGAGGATCTCGTGGCGCTGAACGCGCTCAACCGCCCTGGTCCGCTCGACGCCGGCCTGTGCGAGGCATATATCGAGCGGCGAGCTGGCATCGCGCCGGTGACCTACGACAATCCGATCCTCGAGCCCGTCCTTCGCGCCACCTATGGGGTCATCTGCTATCAGGAGCAGGTGATGCAGACCGCGCGGGCGCTGTGCGGCTTCACGCCCGGTGAGGCTGACGTGCTGCGCAAGGCGATGGGTAAGAAAGACCCTGTCATGATGGCCCAGCAGCGCGACAAGTTCGTGCAGGGCGCCCAAGCCGTCAGCAACATGCAGCCCAACGCCGCGATCGCGCTGTTCGACTCGATCGAGAAGTTCGCCGGCTACGCGTTCAACCGCAGCCACGCCGTCGAATACACGCTGATCGCCTACCAGGCGGCCTGGCTCAAGAGCCACTATCTGATCGAGTTCTATGCCGCCGCTCTCTCGGTGAGTCACCCCGACAAGCTGCCGTCGATCATCAAGCAGGCAAACGAGGATGGCATCACGATCATTCCGCCGAACATCAACGTTTCGACAGCGATGTTCGAGCCGATCAACGACGTCATCATCGCAGCGCCGCTGTCGGCCGTCATGCACGTCTCATCCAAGTGCGCCGAGGCGATCGTCGAGGCGCGCACGAGCCCTGAGCCGGTGATTACGGAGAAGTCGAACGGGTTGCGCGGCAAGGCTCGCGAGATGATCCAAACCCAATGGGGGCCGGGTCGCTTCGTGTCGATCGATGACGTCCGCGCGCGACTGCCTGGCCGGGTGCTTACCAGCCGCGGTATCGAGAACCTCGACAAGGTCGGCGCGTTCAGCCTCATCGAGCCAGGTCAGCTTTCGGCAACCGATGCGCGCCGCAAGCGCGATCAGATCGAGCTCATGCCCGGCGTGATGGACCAGGCTGTGGTCGCCGAGCGCGTGATCGCCGTCGACGGGCCAACGGGCGACGCCATGGCGAACGTGGCAGGCGACATGTTCGCCGCACTCGGCAACGCGGCGGTCCCCTGCCACCCCGGTGATGATCCCCGCTTCATGGTGATCCTTGATGCGCCGCTCAATGACTACGACCCGCTGCCTAAGGCATATAGCTTCGTCGAGTTCATCCGCCCTGCGCTGACCGACGCAGGGTTGCAAGTCGACCACGCGTGCTGGACCTGGTGCGCGCGTCGCCCCAAGCGGAAGGGTGAGCGCGAGGTGCCTGCGAGCGAGATGGCGACCGCCCTACCCTTCCTCAAGCGCGAGATCGACATTCTGAAACCGCCGGTGATCCTCACGCTCGGACCTCAATCGACCCGCATGTTCTTCCCTGACCTGAAGGGCGGACAGGCGGAACACGTCGGCAAGGTGGCCTTCTCGGCAGACCTGGACGCCACGGTCATCATCGGATTCAACCCAAGCCAGATCTACCATGACGAGGGCAAGCGCGAGACGCTCGCCGGTCTGTTTAATCAGGTCAAAAGATTGATCGATGGGGGTTGCGCTCCCTAAGTGCATGGTATACGACACACACACAATAAGGAATCACCCCATTGCAACTTGACCAATTCATCGACGTCGACAAGTTCCTTCAAGAGGTCGACGGTGGCCTCGACGATCTCAACGAGGCGATGCGCACGCAAACTCAGATGTGCGCCTATTACAGCATCAAGCACGCCGGGTCCGAGAAACAGCTGGGCAAGGTCAAGCTGCTCGACAAGACGATGCGCGCCGCAACCGCAAAGCGGATCCGCGGCGAGCTCGCGGCCGCCGGCGAGAAGGCCACGGCTGATCTCGTGAAAGAGCTGGTCGATCTCGATCCCCAGGTGCGGCAGGTGACCGGCTGGCTCATCGATGCCCAGGAGATCGAGACCGTTTGTAAGGCCGCGATGTTCGCGTTCCGCACCCGATCCGAGATGATCACCAACATGGGGCACATGACGCGCGCGCAGATGCAGGGCAGCATGACCGTGCAGAACGCGCGGACGACAGCCGAAGATTATCGGCAGCGCCGCATTGCGTCCATGGCGCGGACTGGCGTCACCGACGACGCACCCGCAGCGACGTAAAGCCACCCGTTGCGAGCAAAAGCCAAGAGTATCTGACGTTCAACCGGTGCATAGCACACAACACAACAAGGAGTGACGAAACCAATGTCTGCACTATCGATGAAGGAAAAGATCGCAGCGAAGCGGGGCGACATCGCCGCCGGTCGCCAGCGCGGTCAGAAATGCTACAAGTTCAAGGTCGGCGACACGCTGTTCCGCATCCTGCCCGCCAAGGACCAGGTCGGTGAGTGGTGGCGCACGTTCGGCCAGCTCTACCTCAAGTCGTTCGACGGCAAGGACCTGGTCGTCATCGGCGACAAGTTCCTCACCTACGGCGAGGAAGACCCCATTCGCGAGATGGTCTTCGAGGGCATGAAGCATGCGGCCGCGCCTGACATCAAGGATCACTTCAAAGAAATGTTGGGCGGCCCGCGCAACGTCTTCCAGGCGCTGATCCTGAACGATAAGGAAGTCGCGCCGACCGAGCCGCAGTTGGTCGAAGTGTCCGACACCCAGTTCGAGCTCATCCTGGCTCAGTTCGGGATGTATCTGGACATGGACGACACCTATGACCTGTCGAGCCTTGCTCGCGGTCACGTCTTCAAGTGCACCCGCGAAGGCACCGGCAAGAACGATACCAAGTATACGTTCTTGGCGACCCCGCAGGCAGCGCCGCTCGGCCCGCAGATCCTCGAGAAGCTGATCGACATGGACGCCTGGGTCACCGCGCTGTTCGAAGCGAAGGACCAGAAGGCCCTGGGCGTGCTCGCGAAGTTGGGCGTCAACGTCGGCGCTGGTTCGGCCCGCGACGTGCTCGCCGCCCCGGCGGCCGCTGCTGGTGCGCTCGCCGCGCCGGCAACCGTGGCCCCCACCCCGGCAGTCGCCGTCGCTGCTGCGACCGTGACCACTGCGGTTGACGCCGACATCGCGGCGATGGTTGCGGGTATCGATGGTGGCGGCGCTACCGGCGTTGCCCCGGCTCAGGTGGTTATCCCTGCCACCGTGGTTGTCGAGCAGCCGGTGATCCAGGACGCGGTGTTCGTCGAGGTGGCCCCCACCCCGGCAGTCGCGGTCACGCCGACCCCGGCGCCGACCCCTGCCCCCGCGGTCGTCACGGCGCCGCAGGATGTCACCGCAACCCCCGCCGCTCCTACCGGCGGCGCTTCGGACATCGACGCGATCCTCGCATCGCTCGGCTAAGTAGTGCGATCGCCGGCCGGCTCCTTGTCGGCGATCGTGTTGGGGGCGAGGTCAATTAAGCGACCCAGCCTCGCCCCCTTTGCATGGTGAATGACACACATGACCCTTCGGACCTACATCGACGGCAATTCTATCGGTTACGCCGCCTCGGCCCGAAAGGGTAAGCGTCTCACCGCCGGCTCACAGGAGACCACCGCGATCTATGGCGCGCTTGGGACGATCCGCAAGATCCTCGAGAGCTCCATATCGCGGCCGGTCACCCTGTGGGACGGTCGCAGCTGGCGCTACGAGCGCTTCGCTGATTACAAGGGCACCCGCGACGACACCCCCGAGAAGGTCGCGGATCGCGAGCGCTACAAGGCGCAAAAGAGCCTATTGGTTCGCGCACTTCATTACCTCGGCATGCCCCAGCTGATCGCGGGCAACATGGAAGCGGACGATCTCGCCGCCATCATGACGCGACGCGCGCTGCGCATGGGCGATCAGGTCATCCTGGTCACCGGCGACAAAGACTGGATCCAGCTCGTCGAGAACGGTGTCGTGTGGGACGATCACAAGATCGATCGCAAATGCACCGCGGCCAACTTCCACGAGTTCACCAAGTTCCGCACCCAGAAGGCTTTCATTCACGCGAAGGCCCTGCAGGGCGACGACGGCGACAATGTGAAGCCCAAGACGGGCGTCGGTGAGAAGGGCGCGATCGACATGCTCGCCGTGTTCGATGACGTTCACGAGTTCCTGCAGGCCAACATCGCGACGGTGGAGGGGCGCATGCTGCACCACCACGGCGTCATGCCCCGCACCTGGAGCGGCCTGAAGAAATTCCACGCCGACACCCAAGCTCAGGTCCGGTTCGAGTTTGCGCTCGAACTGATGGATCTCGGCCACCCCTCCATTCCCCAGCCCACCAATCTTCGCGCGACCCGCGGCGACATCGACCTGAAAGCCTTCAGCGAGCTGTGCGCTCAGCTGTCGTTCGGTTCGATCCTCCGCAACGTCGAGGTGTGGGCAAAGCCTTTCATCCAAGCACAGGAAAAATTCGCATGAGCATCGCCAACGCCCTCGCTGCCGCCCTGACAAAGGGGAAGGTTACCTCCGACGTCATTGCCGACAGCGGTCTCCATCTGTCGACCGGCATCCCCAACGTCGACTTCGCCCTGTCGGGAAAGTATCGCGGGGGCGGCCTCAAGTCCTCGCGCATCGTCGAGATAGCCTCGCCCGCCTCGGCCGGTAAGACGCTGCTTTCGCAGCACGTCATCAAGGAAGCACAGATCGCTGGCGGCGCTGGCGCTTTCCATGACCACGAGCGCACCTTTATTCCGTCGCTGTTCGAACGCTTCGGTGGCTCGATCGAGCCCGGCATCTGGACCTATCGCCGCCCGCGGTGCCTTGAGGAATCGTTCGACCAGGCCATCGATTGGATGGGCACGATCCGCAAAGCTGACGTCATCCCCTTCGAAGCTCCGTTGGTCTGCGTGTTCGACTCTGCGGCTGCGATGGTCCCGGCCGCTAAGCTCGAGCCGCGCAAGCCCGGCGAGGCGCTGAACATGCGCGACAAGCTCGCGCTCGCGACAGCTTTCAGCCAGGAGCTGCCGGCGTTCAACCAGTTCGTGGTCGAGAACAACATCCTCGCGATCTTCCTCAACCAGATGCGCCTGAAGCCAGGCGTGCTGCATGGCGACCCGCGCTACACGCCGGGTGGTGAGGCGATGTTCTATTACGACGCCGTGAAGATCTATCTCGCCCGCTCGATGAACAAGGACAACAAGAAGGACACCAAGGAGGTCACCGGGCAGACGATCCGCCTCGAGGCGATCAAGAACAAGACCTATCGCCCGTTCATGAAAACGGAGTTCGAGTTCAAGTTCAACGAAGACGGCACCGGCTACATCGACGTGATCGACTCGATGCTCACGCATCTGCGCGCAAAAGGAAAGCTGGAGACGTCCGGTGCATATATCGTCTGGGAAGGCAAGAAGCTCTACCAGTCGCAGCTGTCGCCGATCCTGAATGCCCAGCCCGATGCGCTTGGTCGTTTGCTCGACATCGCTGAGAATGGTGCGCAGGTCGCGCCTGAGCTCAGCGACAACGAGGATGACGTAGCAGCGGCGCTCGCGGCCCTGGCCCCGGAGGCCGAATGATGTTGAAGAACTGGATCATGCGCCTGGTCTACCAGCGCAAGCCGCGCGCACGGGACGTTCGCCTGGCAGCGTCTGTCCTGACAGAGCTTGGCATCGACAGCGACTACCTCGTCAAGAGCATCGGCCGCGATCTGCGTGAGCGGTTGAACTTGGATCGCACGGTGGCCCAGGAGCGCATCGGCGAACTGCTTCGCTACAACAACGAGCAGGTCGAGCGCCGCCGTAAGGTCGAGCAGTCCATGCGAGGCATGATGGCCTACGTCCGCGAATATAGCCCGGAGCTAACGCCGGCGTTCAGCGCGATCCTGCAAAGCAATGGCATTACCCTCTGAGCTCGAATCGATCGATATGCCAATCGTCGAATCGATTGGTCGTCGCTATCAAAATCACATGACGACGAGACTCACTTGACCACGATCAACACGAACACGCGACCGCTTCGCAGAATGCCTGACTTGCAATGGTCAGGTGGTTCAAGGCATAGCGTTTGCGAGTTCTGCTCGATCCAGGACCAGTGCAGCGCCGCCATCGATCGACCTTCGGTATGCAACGATACGGTGGCGGCGCTCTCCTTCCAGGAGGAGACCGGTCTCTCTCATCTCTCGAACACCGTCCGACTGGGTATGGCCTGGCAACAAAGGCTTCGGGCTGGTGATCGCGTGGGCCTCTACAACGTAAAGGCCGGGAAGATCTTCGGCTTCGCCCGCGTCATCCATGTCGCCGGCGGCCCCATCGGCCCCATGCTGCACCAGCATGGGCACGCCAACCACCTGATGCTCAATCGCCCGCGTGAGCTCGGCGCCCGCGAGCTCTGCGAATGGCTGAGAAGGAATTATGGCCCACGCCTCGTCAACACGGAAACCAAGCTCACGGCCATCTACCTTCTCCGCGAGCATGAACCGGCTGCTCAAGCCGCTGCTGAAGGATGCGCGGCGTGAAGCTGAGATCCGTGCAGCACCTGGTGTCGTCGGCAAGGTAATTACACGCCCCAACGCGATCGACCCCGAAGCACCAGGGGTCAAGCTGCTGATCATCGAAATGAAGGGCCGCGATATCTGGCGCGGGGGTGCCAAGAGCATCGACGAAGCGCTTGAGCGAGGCACCGCCGGCATCGGAGTTGACGCCGTCGTCTTGCAGCGAGCCCAGAAGCTCGACATCAACGTAGTGGCGATCGTCGTCGAGGAGCTTCAGCGCCTCTCGCTCACGACGATGGACATGTTCTTCGACCAGACGATCGTCCGCACTCGCGCGAACTGGCGTGGCAGATCGACGCGCATCGTCCCTTACGAGAAATTCCAGCACAAATATATCACGCCACCCTTGAAGAAGCGTCGCAAGCGCGATATTGCAGAGTGAACAACACACACGCACAACGAATCAGGGAGGTGACTGATGGACTATGACGCAAAGACGCAAGCGCGGTTCAACCGGCGACAGCTGGAAGGATCGATCATCGCGACCCTCTTTGGCGTCATGTGTTTCTTCATCATCGTCGCCGCCCTGATCGAGCGCTTTTCGGAAATGAAATGACATTCATCCCCTACTCGTTGTCGAGCGACCATCACTGTCACGACTGGTCCGTCTTCTCCTCCATCACCGCCGATGGCGTGAACAGCCGTCTGCAGATCATCCTCGACGAACTGATCCGTCAGGCGGAGGTGACCAAGGCACGCGGGTGGGGGCAGATGCTGCTTGCCGGCGACCTCTTTCACGTCCGCGGCAAGATCACCCCTTCGGTGATGAACCCCACGATTGCGACCTTCAAGCGGATTTGCGTCGAGATGGGGCTGAAGGTCGCGGCGATCGCGGGCAACCACGATCTCGAGGACGTGTTCAGCAACACGCTGGGCAATGCCATGCAGGCCCTCGATGAGATCCCCGGCTTCACCGCGATCACGCAGCCGACCGTCCTCGATGGCGGCGTCTTCATGGTGCCCTGGATCCAGGACCTCGACGAGCTCCGCAAGACGATGGCCTGGGGTGTCGGCCGTGCCGGCGATCTAGTCATCCACGCGCCGGTGAATGGCGTCATCAAAGGCATCCCCGACCACGGTCTCGAGGCCGACGAGCTCAAGATGCTCGGCTACGATCGTGTGTTCGCTGGGCACTATCACAACCAGATCGATTTCGGCGGCGGTGTCTGGTCGATCGGCGCTACCTCGCATCAGAACTGGAGCGATCCCGGCACGCTCGCAGGGTGGCTCATGGTCGACGACAACGGCGTCGGGCAGATCGAGAGCAACGCGCCCAAGTTCGTCAATGTCGACAAACCGATTGGGCTTGGTGAGGCCATCCCCGACAACATCCGCGGCAGCTACGTTCGCCTGCGCCTGCAAGACGAGGAAGAAGCGGCGATCCTGCTCACGCGCAAAGCGTGTGAGCAGGTCGGCGCGCTCGGCATTGTCGACCACTCCAGCAAGAAGCGACCGACCATCCGCGGGGTCACCAACGTAGCGCCAGGTCTGACCCTGGCCGCTGCGGTGACCAGCTTCGCCCGCGATCATCTCGAAACCAAGCTCGACCGCGACCGCATCGCCACGATGGCGCTCGACGTGTTGACGACGACGGAGGCAAGCTCGTGAAACACATCCCCTGGATCATCTGCAGCATGATCGGCGCGGCAGCATCCGCGGGTCTGGTCTGCCACTTGGTCGGAAAGCACCAATATTTCCTGGCGAGTGGCGCCCTACTTCTCGGCTGCGTTAGCCTAGCCTGCATCGTCACCGAAGCACGGGAGGTCCGTAATGCGCTTCGGTGACGGCGAGATCGAAGCGTTCCTGACGATCGGCAAGGCGAAGATCAACCTCGATAGCAGGGGCCTGGTCCACATCTCCGGTATCAGCGACGAGACGGCCGCTGACTCGAACGGCGCCGGCAAGAGCTCGCTCGGCGACGCGCTGTCATGGTGCCTCTGGGGTGAGACTGCGCGCGGCGTGTCCGGTGATGACGTCGTCAACACGGCGCTCGGCAAGGGCACGCGTGTCGGCTGGGACATCCACGACGATAACGGCGACGTCTACACGGTGGTCCGGCATCGGAAGTATCCGAAGCTGAAGAACGCCCTGCAGCTGTTCCACAACGGCACCGACATCTCCAAGGGCACCACGCCCGAGACGCAGAAGCTGGTCGAGAAGATGCTCGGCTGCTCGATGAGCGTGTTCAACTCCGCGGTCTATTCGGGTCAGGAGGCAATGCCTGACCTGCCGTCGATGACCGACAAGCAGCTGAAGCTGCTCGTGGAGGAGGCCGCCGGCGTCGACGTGCTGTCGCGAGCGTATGAGACCGCGCGCGAACGTGCGCGGGAGACCGCTACAAAGCGCGCTGAGGTGCAAATCAACCTCGACCGCGTAACCGACCGACACACGCAGACGCGTGACCACATGACGCAGCAGACGACGTCCCGCGATAGCTGGAACGCGAACCAGGGTCAGCGCATCACCAACGCGCGAGCGCACGCCGTGACTCTGGCGACCGAGGCGAAGGTGGCGTTCGACGCGCTCGACCCCAATGAGGAGATCGAACTCAGGGCGGCGATCACAACATGCGAGACAGCGATCGCCGCGGTCGCCAGCGAACAGGTCCGCGAGCGTGATCTACTGAGCGATCTGACCACCGCGCGCAGCACGCGCCAGGCCGTCGAGAGCAACATTGCCATAAAGAAGGCGGCGGAAGCCAGGGCATTGAGCGATCGCGATCGCATGGCGCAAGCGGTAGATGACACGAAGAACGGTGTCGGCAAGCCCTGCAACGACTGCGGACGCCCTCTCGAGCAAGGGCACTTGGCGGCTGCGATCGCGTCGTCGGAAGCTCGTCGTGACACCTTCAACAGTCAATATCTCCAGACTGTAACTGATCGCGAAGCGGCGGAGGCGAAGCTTCCCCAGGTCGACAGGCTTATCGCCGCGGCCGACAAGACCTTGACTGATCACCGCGCCAGCATGACCGACGTGTCCACCGAGACTGCGCGCCTTTCGGCGCTGCAGCGGGAGCTGTCGATCGTCCAGGCCAAGGGGCGCGAGGTTGAACGCCTGAAGCAGATCGCCATCCAGGCGAATGATAGCTTCAAGTCGATCGCGTCCGAGCAGAATCCTTACGACGCGATGGTCGCCACGCTCGACGAAGAGCTCAAGAAGTGGGCCGAGCAGATGCGGCTCGGCAATGAGGCTATCGTCAAGTGTGCCGAGGAGGAAGAATACGCCCAGGCGGTGGTCGATGTGTTCGCCCCAGCCGGCGTGCGTGCGCACCGTCTCGATGAGGCGACGCCCTATCTCAACGAACGCACCGCGCATTACCTGGGGTCACTGACCGACGGGCTGATCGAGGCGCATTGGACCACGCTCACGCTCTCCAAGAACGGCAAGGATCTGCAGGAGAAATTCTCGATCGCGGTCGAGAAAGCGAACTCGGCGCCGTCGTTCAAGAACCTGTCCGGAGGTGAGAAGCGCAAGGTGCGCCTCGCGTGCTTCCTCGCCCTCCAGGACCTCGTCGCCAGCCGCGCAAGCAAGTCGCTCGCGCTGTTCGTCGGTGACGAGATCGACGACGCGCTGGATGACGCCGGACTCGAGCGCCTGATGGGCGTGCTCGAGGAGAAGGCGCGCGACCGCGGAACGGTCTTGGTTATCAGCCACAACGATATCGGCGCCTACTGTCGCAACACGATGGTGGTCGAGAAGAAGAACGGCATCAGTGAGGTGCGGACGGCGTGACCTGCGATGTCCGAACGCCGCTACAGCGTCGAGAGATGTTCCTTGTGAACATGGCGCTGTCCACGAATCGATTGCGAACGGCGATGGTTGAATATGATCCCGATTGGCCAACAGCGGTGACCGAGATCGCCGCTTGCCGCGATTGGGAGTTGGGCCTGCAAGCTCATCTTACCGAAGACGAAGCCCGCGCGGCCGCAGCCCGGTGGCGCGATGATGAGATCGCCAAGGCAGAACGTAAGATTGCCCGTCTTCAGAAGCTAACATTCGAGAAAGTTGAAGGACGCGATGGCTAAAGCCTCATCTCCACCCCCTCCCCCGCCGACGCAGGAACAGATCAACCGCGCCGCGACCAGTTCGTTCATGTCGGACCTCGTCGCGGTTGCGAAAGCATTCGGTCGCGCCGGCATCAACGCGCCCTTCACCGTCGCCCTGCCCCAGCTGGTGCAGGGTTGGGTCAAGGAGAAGGACGGCTACCGCAAGATCTCCATCAAGGCCGGGGCCAAGTTCGACGTCGAGCGCATCACCCTGGGCAAGAAGGCGGGCCTTCTGTTCTGCTTCGTGCCGAAGGGTGAGCCGGTCGCCGACAAGGACAACCCGGCGTGGATCGAGCTCGAGTGGGACGACGTCATCAATGCGTTCGGTGACCTCGCCGATGATGTCGACCAGCGCCTGGCGCCGATCACCGTCGCGAACGTCAACGGCCGCCTGAAGGATATCATCAAGGCCAACGCCGGCATGCATCGAATCCTGATGGGCGGCTTCGCCCAGGCGTTCACCAACGCGCGCGACCAAGCGCAGGACGATGAGCTGATGGCCCTCCCCGGCGCCGGCATGTTCTGATGGGCATGCTGGTATTAATCGGCCCGCCACTCGCTCTCTGGATCGCTATCTTCGCGATCGCCAAATACAACGACCGTCTCGACGGTCCCGAAACGTGGTAGAAAAATGACCAAGACCCTCACCCTGCTCGGCATCGACCCGAGCCTGAGCAATACCGGCTACGCTGTAGCCGACGTCGACCTGGAGACGCGCAAGATCGTGCGGGTCCACAAGGTCGGTCTGTTCGAGACGAAGCCTGGCCAGGAAGGCAAGAAGGTGCGCAAGTCGTCCGAGGATGTCGCGCGAGCCCGCGTTGCCGCCAAGGGCATGCAGGCGCTGATCTCCAAATACGGCATCAAGGTCGCAACCGGCGAAGTGCCGTCGGGCGCTCAGTCTGCCCGAGGCGCGCTGAGCAATGGAGTCTGTATCGGTCTCATGGCGAGCCTGCCCATCCCGATGTATGAGGTCAGCCCCACCGAGGTGAAGATGGCGTCTGTCGGCAACAAGGTCGCCGACAAAGAGGACGTTGTGCGCTGGGCGGTGGAGCTGGCCGGTCCCGACCAGGAGTGGCCTGTCGGCCCGAAGAACGATTGGGGCATCGTCTACGGCCCCAAGGGCAAATGCGTGGTGAAGAAAGCTGAGCACCCGGCCGATGCGCTGGCCGCGATCGCCGCCTGCATCGCGACCGAACAATTTGCTCAAGCAGCGGGAATGATCTTGTCTTTGGCGTAGGTGCATAGTAGACGACACACACGCAATCAGATAGACTGTTCGACCCCAACAACGAAAGCCGAAAAGGAACTACCATGACCGAGATGGCGCAGCCATCCCTGGGCGTCTCCACGCGTCCCTACACCTACACCGAGACCGCGCTGAACCGCGTCGTCACCATCACGATCGACGACGCACGCGACAGTCTGCTGACCCCTTTCGGCAAAGAAACCCTCACCGACCGCTACCTGATGCCCGGTGAATCCTTCCAGGATCTGTTCGCCCGCGTCGCCTGCTCGAACTCCGATGAGATCGTGCTTGGTGAGCTCGGCAAGACCTACGGGCACGCGCAGCGCATCTATGACGCTATCTCGCAGCTTTGGTTCATGCCGGCGACCCCAGTGCTGTCGAACAGCGGCACCGATCGCGGCCTGCCGATCAGCTGCTTCCTCAACAAGGTTGAGGACAACATGGAGTCGATCGCCGACAAGGTGAATGAGAACATCTGGCTTGCCTGCCGCG